CTATAAATACACGCTCAAAGTGTATTTATTCTAATAGATTATGTCATATCAAAATATAAATCAATATGTATTCAGAAGGTTATACCTTAAACCATTAAGGGAAATAACTGATATATCGTTAGCATCCGACGAAAAAGACTATGACCAAGAGGTGGTTTTTTCTCCTTTATTAATAGGTGAAGATGATGGTAATAGAATGCCTTTAAAGTTTGATTTCAATAGCTCAGGTACAACAGATTGTATAAATTGTGGTGATTTTGATAAAGATACGATAGTTTCTGAAAATTATTGGAACCCGCTCGATTCTGATTTGACAACTTGTGGAACAATAACTGAGATATGTGATGTCGGTTTAACTGGTATAGACAATGGGTTAGTTAGAGAATTTTCGGGTGAAACGATAGAACTGAATAGCGGACTTTATACCTCACGTGCTGATAGATTTTCAAGATACAAGTATGATAGAAGATTCAAAATGCACCCAATTACAGGGTTTACAACATCATCAGATAGAATACTTGACGACAATTCATATTCGTATGAAGTTAGTTTCGATAACGATATAAATGTTATAGGAAACTATATCAAATTCAATGGAGGGTTCTATCAAGGATTTTATAAGTCATTTGGTTACGACTACCAAGTTTTACCTGAAAGATACAATTTAGGTTGGACCTCGGAATTTATTCTAAGATATAGATGGACAGGTGACACTGATACTGGTTTAAATGCTAGATACCCAAATAACAAAGGAACTTTCTTTTACTACGGTGCAAGAGCTGAAAACAAATTTTATCATTATGCGGATGGTTCACCACTATCAGATAGTGGGTATACAAGAGTTACTGAGGGTTTGAATTGTTTGGAAACTTGTGGATGTTCTTCCTCGGCAAATACTGCATCAACTTGCAACTACGTATATCAACAATCAGGAGTAACTTCTCAAAATTGTAATTGCGGTCAGTGTCCTTGTAACTGTACAACTTATGCAAGTATTCCAGAGAAAGACCCTAAATGGGACGAGGTCTCCAACGCTATGTCTTTGAGGTTAAGTGGAGATACGGGTAGCCCAAGACTTTGTGTGAAGACATATAGAATAACAGGTGATTGCGAAACAACGGGAACTTGTACCACAGGATTAACATATACAACAGGAACGAGTGTAACAGAATGGTGCTCAACGAGAGGTATATTTGATGACTGTAGTGGGAGCACTTATGCTGACGTAGAAAGATGGGTACAAATAGATACGGTTTTTGAAAGAAATACCTATTTGGATGATTGTGATTTATTATACAAAGGTGGGTTAGGTGAGATAGTTAAAACTGTTTACACCGCAAGCTCTGCCAATAACAGTGTGAGTTTGATACAACCGCCGATAACTCAGGAAGTTGATTATGACCCAGCAACTGTGGAAGTTGTTGAGATGAATCAGACTTGGCTGGATGAAAAAAATTATAGATTAGGAACACTCAAATTTTACGTTAACGGTAAATTATTTTTAGTCGTAAACGGATTCGAAGAAATCATACCGAGACCGTTGAACACTTTAAGAGAAACCCAATTTGGTGTTGCATATAACATTTCATTAGGCGGGGGAACACAGGGGTTACATGATAACTTGACAGTGACTGGTTGTTCAACCACTTTGTCAGGAATGACATATCAGCAAGACCCAGAATGTTTACCTACCGACATATTAGATGAGACAGTTTATTCTGGTTTGACAACTCATATAAAACTCGAGGAGTATTTTGGAGGAAGTTTTTATGGCGATATCAGTGCATTTAGAATGTATACCGAACCTTTGAATGGAGCTCAAATAAGACATAACTTCAAATTATTAAAAGAGAAATACGCGTTGTTGGACCCTTTTTGTTTGAGGTGTAATAACTCCTTTGTACCTGTACCTGTAACTCCTACGCCATCTAATACTCCAACTTTAACACCAACACCTACATTAACCCCCACCCCAACTTTAACACCAACAGATATTACCGAAGGTTGTTCTTTGATATTTTTTGGATACGTGGGACCAAATCCTCCACTATTTGAGTTTACAGATTGTTCGGGTAATACAATTCAAATGAACGGAGTTGATTCGTGGAATGCCGATTATTGTGGAAATTATGATAGTGTAATTATACTTTCTGGTGATGGTGTTTTTGACTATGTAGAAACTTGTACTGACCCATCAATGTATAATCCTATCACAGTACCTTTAGGTTATAGTTTCACCGACCCTAGTGAATCTTGTACAAACACACCGCAAGATTTTTATCAATCTCCAAGTGAATCTTTGGTGGTTGGAGGCCACATATATTCGGATTACTCTTTAGACCCTTATTATTATGTTACTGATGGATATTTTTCTGATGGAACGAATGTTTATATAGTCACAGGAGGTACAGGGTATATTGATTCAATAATACCATGTACAGCAACTCCGACACCTACACCAACTCCAACTGAAACTCCGACTAATACACCTTCTGAAACACCAACCAATACTCCAACACCTACACCAACATTAACAGAAACACCAACTAATACACCAACTAATACTCCCACTGAAACCGAAACTCCTACTCCAACACCAACTAATACACCTACCAATACTCCAACATTAACAGAGACTCCTACTGAAACACCAACACCTACCCCGACAATACCTTAAAATTAATTTAAATAAAAACAATATTACCCTCTACTTTTGTAGGGGGTTTTTTATTTTTCCTATAAAATATTATTACATGAAAATTTTTGTTCAAATTGCGTCATACAGAGACCCTCAGTTAGTACCGACAATAAAAGATATGTTAGCAAACGCCAAAAAACCAAAAAATCTTGTTTTTGGTATTGCTAGACAATATTCAGAATCCGATGGGTTCGACAATTTAGATGAGTGGAGAGATGACGAAAGATTCAGAATCTTGGACATCCCTTACCAGGAAGCTCAAGGTGTTTGTTGGGCAAGACACTTAGTTCAACAACTTTATCAGGGAGAAAAATACACATTACAGATTGATTCCCACATGAGATTTGTTAAAGATTGGGATGACATTTTAATAAAAATGATTAAGGGTCTTCAAAAGGATGGGTATAAGAAGCCTCTACTTACGGGCTACGTACCTTCCTTTGACCCTGACAACGACCCAGCGGGAAGAGCAACGGATGCATGGAGAATGGTTTTTGATAGATTTATTCCTGAAGGTGCCATCTTCTTTTTACCTGAAACAATTCCAGGATGGAGGGAGATGAAGAAACCAGTGACATCTAGATTTTATTCTGCACACTTCTGTTTTACTTTAGGAGAATTTGCTAAAGAGGTTCAACATAACCCTGAGTATTATTTCCATGGTGAAGAAATTTCTATTGCGGCAAGAGCCTATACATGGGGGTATGATTTGTTCCATCCTCACATACCAGTTGTTTATCATGAATATACTAGAAAAGGTAGAACTAAACAATGGGATGATGATAAAGAATGGGTAAAGAAAAACCAATATTGTCATTTATTAAATAGGAAATTGTTTGGAATGGATGGTGAAAAACAAGAAGGACACGATGGTGAATTTGGATTTGGTCCTGTTAGGACTTTAAGAGACTATGAGAAATATTCAGGTATATTGTTTGAGCAACGTTCAATACAACAATATACAAGAGATAAAAATTATCCCCCCAATCCGTACAATTACAGTAGTGAGGAGGAATGGAAAGAAGATTTCACTAAGATATTCAAGCATTGTATCGATATTGGATATTCTCAAGTACCTGAAAAAGATTATGACTTTTGGGTAGTTGCATTCCATGATAAGAGTGATGAAACTATATACAGAAGAGACGCGGATAAAAATGAGATTGCAGGATTTATGAGAGACCCTGATGGGTACTGCAAAGTATGGAGAGAATTTCCAACAAAAGAGTTGCCAAGTCATTGGGTTGTTTGGCCACATTCAGAGTCTAAAGGATGGTGTGATAGAATCACAGGTCAATTAAACCATAATAATGTAAGTTAATTTATGAAAATAGTAGTTGCACAGTTTTATTCAGAAAATGTTGTTTATGGTAGTTTTGCAAAAGAAATAAATGAAAGATATTGTAACTTACAAGGATATACGTATTTCGCGGAGACTAACACAGAAAAAATTAAAGATAAATTACAGGGTCGCTCTTGGACTTGGTATAAACCTCATCTAATAAAAGATGTTTTTACCCAACATCCTGATTGTAGTCATGTTTTGTTTTTGGATATTGATGCGGTTTTCAGTACTGAAAATAGAAGAATTGAGGGGTTCATTGATGATACTGCCGATATCGTTATGACTAACGATTACGGACCTTCTTTGGTCAATGCTGGGGTTATGTTAGTCAAGAATACCGATTGGTCAAAAAATTTCATGGATGATTGGTGGAATATTTGTGAAGAATTTCCGCAGTACAAAACAGGATTGTGGCATGACCAAACTTGCATTGGTTTTTTATACCAAAGAATTGACAGGTCTAAATTTAAAATTATTGATTATTCTGATTTAAATTCAAAAGATTATGATGAGAGTAAATTTGTTTTCCATGCCTTTGCTTATGGAATGCTACCCTATAGGACAATAGATGCAATCTATAATCGTAAGTTTAACATCACCACAAACATCGACATGGGTTTAAATGAATTGGCAAAACATCATGGTACAGACAAATTTTATCACCACAATTATTACACAAGAGTTTACGAAAATCTTTTTAGACCTTATAAAAAGTCTTGCGACATCCTGGAGATTGGGGTCTACTTTGGTTCTAGCATAAAAGTGTGGGATGATTTTTTCGATTCAGGTCTTGTTCATGGTATTGATATAGAACCAAAAAATTTAGGTTATGGGAGAGTAGAGTGTTTCGTTGCCGACCAATCCAACCAAGAAAGTCTTAGGCAATTCTCAGACTTAGGTCATCAATACGACATAATTGTGGATGACGGTTCACATAAAATGAAAGACCAACAGATAACTGTTCAATTACTTTTTAAAAATTTAAAAAGTGGGGGGACCTTCGTTATTGAAGATTTACAAACCTCAATAGAATGTAGAATGCCTTCCAAAGTTATTTTTGGTTGGGGAGACCCAAATAAGACGACTTTTTTGGATATGATAGACAGTATCATTGCCGGCTCACCAAAAAGTGATTATATTACATCAGAATGGGATTATTTTATTTCAAATATTTCTGAAGTTTGGATAAGTAAAGATAGAGATGACTCTATAATCGCAACAATAAAAAAGAAATAAAATGATTAGTATTGTATACCATTGTTTTTTGGTAGGAAATTGGAAAGAGGTTGTTACATCACAACTATTTAGACTAAAAAAATCAGGATTGTATGACAGAGCCGATTCTATCTACGTGACCATAAATTTATCGGAAGGAACTGAAGAAGAATTCAATGAAATCACAAAAGAATATGATAAACTAGAAAAAGAATTTTTCCCTAACAATGGTGCAGAATATCCATCTATAAAAAAAGTCAGGGAGATTGGTCTATCCAAAGAGACAAAAATTCTCTATTTTCACACCAAAGGTGTTAGTAATAGGTACCGAAAATATCAATCGAATGAAATATCTGTTGATAAAATTAAAAATATTGAGGCATGGAAAGAATGTTTGGAATATTTCCTTATTGACAGATGGGAAGAATGTATAAATAAAATGGACGAATATGATAACGTAGGAGTTACATGTATTTTAGGATGGTTTTGGGGTAATTTTTGGTGGACACAGTCAAGACACGTAAAAAAAACTAAGGAAGTACAACATAGTACAAGATGGGCTTATGAAGCTTGGTTAAACGAAGGGGTTACTGATGTTAAAAACTATGAATGGTACAGATTTACATACAACCCGTATGTCACTAATATTGAAGAATCTTGGTATAAAGAACCTCCAAAATATGAAGGACAAAAAATTATTTTACACAAAGCAACGTATGGTTCCCCCAATTTTGACATAGATGAAGGATATTATGATTCCATATTAGGAGTTACGAAAGAAGTAACTGAAGTTATCCAAAGATTTTTGGAAAAAGAAAATTTTCTTAGGTTTAATTTCAATGTGAACAATAATAGTATGGAAATTGACCCAATACACATGTCAAAAAAATTTTTAATGTTAGAGTTTTCTCCAGAAAGTGACCCATCAAAAGTTTTCAAAATCGGTGCTCACGAAGGAATGACTTTAGACTTTAGATTTTAAAAAATAAAAAAACATATAATTTTCAATTTGTATGACCGATTATAAGAACGAGATAAAAATTTGGGACGAACATTCCAAGATGCACATACTCAACGCAACATCTATTTTAATAAAAGAGCTCAAAAACAGACAGGACATAGTCATTGTGGATGTGGGGGCGAACAGTGGAACTTATTTTGATGAGTTGAGTAAGTCTTTGAAAGTGTCTCGAGCAATTTTATTTGAAGTTCAACCACAACTTTATTCTTACTTATGTGAAAAGTATAAAGATAAACCATACATAACTGTTGAAAATATTGCAATGTCCGATAGGGTTCAAGGGTTCGTATTGAACGACAGTGCATTCAAGTATGAAGTGGAAAATAGTGTAGGAACTCCCAATTACAATTTGGGGTTATCTAAAATTAACTACAATGAAAATTCCGAAATAAAGACAAATTATTTCGATAATATTAGGGATAGGTATAATTTAGATAGAATCGACCTTCTCAAAATTGATACTGAGACTGAAGATTTATTAGTATTGAAAGGGTTCACAGAAACAATCAAATCACTCAAACTAAAACCAATTATAGAATTTGAAAATAATTGGTGGGAAAAATACACATTAGAAGAATCACAAAAAATAGTTGATGATTTTTGTGCTCAATGTGGGTATATTAACGATATTGATTTAGAAAGAAGAGGAGACCATTTTCTTTTTCCAATTACTGAAACTGTTGATGTTAATTCCGTAGATAGAAAAAATATTACAATTGTAACTGGTTTGTGGGATTTGAAGAGAGGTGATTTAGAAGGGTGGGCTAAAAGGGATTTTCAACATTATAAGAATAAATTTTTCGAATTATTGGAAACAGACATACCTATGTGTATCTGGATTCCTGAGGATTTGAAAGAAGAGGTTTTAAATATCAGGGGAAATAAACCAACAAAAATTTTCATAAAGAATGTTGAAGATTTCAAATCTTGGAACCCTTTTTTCGAGAAGATTCAAAGTATAAGAAACAACCCAAGTTGGAAAAATTTTGCCGGTTGGTTACCCGAATCTCCTCAAGCGGCTTTAGAATATTATAACCCAATGATGTTCACAAAGATGTTTATGTTAAACGATTCTGCTATAACTAATCCGTTCAAGACTGACTACTTTTTTTGGGTCGATGGTGGACTAACAAACACTGTGAGTAAGGGATATTTTACAAAACATAAAGTTTTGAACAATCTTGAAAATTATGTTCTGAAGAACAATAGTAAGTTCCTTCATATTTCCTATCCATATGATGCAAATGAAGAAATACATGGGTTCGAAAGGAAAGCTATGGCAAGATATTGTCAAACAGACTTTGTAAATTATGTATGTCGTGGTGGGTTCTTCGGAGGGCACACTGAAAAAATAAATCAAATCAACGGATTGTATTATGGTGTAATGGAATCAACTCTAAAAGAGGGTTTGATGGGTGCTGATGAATGTCTTTTTACTATTTTAGCTCACAGACATACAGATTTAATACACAGATTTGAAATTGAAGGTAACGGGTTAGTTTGGCCATTCTTCGAAGAATTGTTAAAGTATACCGAAATCGAACTAAAACAAGACCAAACATTTCTAAATCCTTCTAACTCGGCGTTATATGTGATTGGATTCAATAGCCCAAAACAATTCGAAACTTTGATAAAATCAATGTATGATTATGATGATGATTTTATAACAAAACCAAAAAAGTTTTTACTTGATAATTCATCTGATGAATCAACATTTGAAATGTATTCTGACTTGTGTAATAAACATGGTTTCGAACATGTAAAAAAAGATAATTTAGGAATATGTGGGGGTAGACAATGGGTTGCTGAACATGCCGATAATAACGGATTTGACTTTTATTTCTTTTTTGAAGACGATATGTTTTTTTACAATGGAGAAAGCACAACTTGTAGAAACGGGTTCAACAGATACGTTAAAAACCTTTACAAAAACTCAATTGAGATTGCTCTAAAAAATAATTTTGATTTTGTGAAATTAAATTATACTGAGTTTTTCGGTGACAATGGAGTCCAATGGTCTTGGTATAATGTGCCTCAGCATATAAGAGAAAAATATTTTCCAAACAAAACCAAGTTACCTGTTAAAGGATTAGACCCCGATGCTCCAAGAACAAAATACAATTCTATACGAACTTACAATGGTATACCATTTGTTGATGGAGAAATATATTATTGTAATTGGCCACAAGTAGTGACTCGTCATGGAAATAAAAAAATGTTTTTGGAAGAAAAATGGGCTCACCCATTCGAACAAACTTGGATGAGTTATATGTTCCAACTAACAACAAGGGGAGAGCTGAATCCAGGATTACTATTATTGACTCCAACCGAGCACAATAGGTTCGAACATTACGAAGGAACTCTGCGTAAAGAATCATAACAATATATTTATTGTTATGGAATTTTTTATTAAAAAGAATGCATCCCTTCCAATTTTGAAAATGCAAGTTGTTAAAGACGGAAGGTCAGGATATCAACAATTGATGGAAGATTTAGAAGTATCTTCTATATACTTCTCTATGGTAGACACAACCAATGGGATACCTAAAATAATTGATGCTCCTTGTGGTATTGTACCAATATACCTGCCTGCCGGCTCACCCCCTGAATATTATATTTATTTCCAATTTAATTCAAGAGATACTAATACAGTTGGTAGATATAAAGGTGAGTTTTTAATTAAGAATGACGAAGGAAACTTAATTTTACCTTTAAGAGAAGAGATTTATATAAACGTCCAAGACAGTTTTTCTGCTATCGACCCTTGTTGTTAATTTGATTCGTTAAAATAGTTTTTTATATTTAATTCGGAAGACAAACTTCACTATGAGTGGAAGCAAATAAGTCACCCAAAAAAATATAATATGATATCTAACGAAGAAATTGAATCGTTTCTACATGGAAACGACCCCGAAGAATTTATTGTTGCAATCGAATTCGATTACGCATCTAACTCCATCTACAAAATCAAAGAAATTCCTGGTAAAGGAAAAGAAATCAGAAAAGACACTTTCATTCCATTCGCATGGGTTGGTGACTTAAAAGGTCTCAAATTTTACAACGATTCCAAAGCCGCTCAAAAAGAGGCTATGACCAAATATGGAATTATGATTGAGAAACTTGAAACTTCAGGAAATGAAAGATTAGAGAAAGGAATGACTTTCATGGTTAAATCCCTTAAAGGTTATAGAGAACTAATTCAGTTCTTCAGGGACGGAGGATGTGACCCATGGGGTGATAAAACAAAAGATAAAATTACAATTCTACCACCCGTAGAGCAATACCTCATATCAAAAGAGAAAAGATTATTTAAGGGTTTTGAAGACTATAATCAAGTAACAAGACTTGTGTATGACTTGGAGACAACATCTTTGGAACCTAAAGATGGTCGTATATTCATGATTGGAATTAAGACAAACAAGGGATACCACAAAGTTATTGAGTGTATGGATGAGTCTCAAGAGAGGGGTGCAATTATAGAGTTTTTTAATATAATAGATGAGATAAAACCAAGTATTATTGGTGGATATAACTCGGCAAACTTCGACTGGCATTGGATTTTCGAAAGATGTTCTATACTAAAAATTGACCCAAGAAAAGTTTGTAAGTCCCTACACCCCCAACATTCTTTCACAAGAAAAGATAGTATGTTGAAATTGGCAAATGAAGTAGAGTCTTATGTTCAAACTTCAATATGGGGGTATAATGTTATTGATATAATTCATGCGGTGAGAAGAGCTCAAGCAATCAATTCAAGTATCAAATCTGCGGGTTTGAAATATATTACCAAATATATTAACGCTGAAGCACCTGACCGTGTATACATTGACCATCTGGATATTGGAAAAATGTATGTGAACAAAGAAGAATTTTGGTTAAACATTCAGAACGGTAACTATAGGAAGATTGGTGTCGACCCCAAGATTGATGCAATCTGTGAGAAAAGAAATGATGTTTATATCAAAACTACGGGAGATAATCTTGTAGAAAGATATCTTGACGATGACTTGGAGGAAACCTTAAAGGTTGACCAAGAGTTCAATCAAGGTTCGTTTCTACTAGCAGCTATGATTCCAACAACATATGAGAGGGTATCGACTATGGGTACCGCCACATTATGGAAGATGTTGATGTTGGCTTGGTCATATAAACATAAGTTGGCAATTCCTGCAAAACAAGACAAGACAGACTTCGTAGGAGGTCTTTCCCGACTACTTAAGGTCGGTTATAGTAAGAATGTGCTTAAGCTCGACTTCTCGTCTCTATACCCTTCCATTCAACTCGTACACGATGTTTTTCCTGATTGTGATGTAACAGGCGCAATGAAAGGAATGTTAAAGTGGTTCCGTGATACTCGTATCAAATACAAGCAACTATCAGAACAGTATTATGAAACTGACAAGAAAAAGTCAGAGTCATATGGTAATAAACAGCTACCGATTAAAATTTTTATCAACTCGATGTTCGGTGCGTTATCTGCCCCTCAGGTTTTTGCTTGGGGTGACATGTATATGGGAGAACAGATTACCTGTACAGGTAGACAATATCTTCGTCAGATGATTAAGTTCTTCATGTCCAAAGGATATACTCCTCTTGTGATGGATACGGATGGTGTGAACTTCTCAAGTCCTGATGGTGTTGAAAACAGAAAATACGTTGGTCGTGGATTGAATTGGAAAGTAAAGTTAGGAAAAGAATATACCGGTCCTGAAGCAGATGTTGCAGAATATAATGACATATTCATGAGAGGTGAAATGGCACTTGATACGGACGGAGTTTGGCCATCATGTATTAATTTGGCTCGTAAGAACTATGCTGTAATGGACGCAAAGGGCAAGATTAAACTAACAGGTAACAGTATCAAATCAAAGAAACTTCCAATATACATCGAAGAGTTTTTGGATAAGGGTATAAAAATGTTACTCGAGGGCGATGGTAAATCTTTTGTCGAATATTACTATGAGTATCTTCAAAAGATATATGATAAGAAAATTCCTCTGTCCAAGATTGCACAAAGAGCAAAAGTAAAATTAACTCTTGATGATTATAAAAAAAGATTAACCACTAAAACGAAGGCGGGTAATAGTATGTCTCGTATGGCTCATATGGAACTGGCGATAAAAGAAAATTTAAATGTGAACTTGGGTGATGTTATCATGTATGTTAATAATGGTACAAAGGCTTCGCAAGGAGATGTTCAGAAAATGACCGCGAAACAAATTAAAGATACCAACGCAGTTTTGTTGAATGAAAATCCTAGAGCAAAACCAATTACCGAAGGTGTTATGGTTAATTGCTATATGTTAAACTCAAATATACTTGAGACCAATCCAGAATTGACTGGTGATTACAATGTACCAAGAGCAATAACAACTTTCAATAAACGTATTGAACCTCTACTTGTAGTATTCAAACAAGAAATAAGAGATACTTTGTTAGTTGATAATCCGGAAGACAGGGGTATTTTTACAACTTCACAATGTGAATTGATTAATGGACAACCTTTCGAGGAAGGTGACCAAGATAGTTTGGAAGAGGTAATGTCTCTTTCCGACGGGGAGGTCAAATACTGGGAAAAGAGAGGATTGAATTCTGATTATATGTATGAGTTGGCAGAAGAAGGATGGGACCAAAAAGTAAAATAAAATAAAAAAGGAATATGTTTGTTACATATTCCTTTTTTTTATGATTGTTTCAATCCGTCGGATGATAAAATATACCAATTCCCACCGCAGAATCTGAATTCAACGCAGGCTCCATGTCCCATTTCTATTTCATCAAATTCTTCATCTATTCTACCAGCATCTGGTTTTATTATTATATCTGTTAACGCTTTAACTACGGTGTGGTCTGTTGTTCTTGAATCCAAAATTATCACACATTTTGGTACTCCTTTAACGATAATACAGTCTTCTCCTTGAGAGGAGTACTCTGATTCTGAGACTATTGATACTTCTGAAGTGTTTAGTATTCTACCGTGAATTATTCTCTGAGATGGTATTGTTTTGATTATTGCCATAAAGAATTATATTACATAAATTTGTCTTGGGAAAGCATGAAACTTAAGTTGTTTATTTAAATTTTCTGCAATTGCCGCTTCTTTTTCCATTTGTTTTTCAGGTCTGAGTCTTTCCAACCTTAATTTGAGTTCTTCCTCAAGTTTCGATTTTTCATCTTTCGCTTCAGTTGATAAGCTTTGATAATCCATACTGATTTCAGAATCTGGTGTTTTAAGGTTACCAGAATATTTTCCTCTGACTCTAGCTAAAGTTTCTTTAACGTATGCGGTAAACCATCTTCTCACCCACTGTTTTGCGGGGTCGTTCAAATCTGCCCACTCAAGTGTTCCAATAGGAACATCTGTAGGTAGCTTAATAATATCAGGATTTTGTTTTAGACAGTCGTTTCTGTCTTTTCCTGTTGTATCATAATACCAATACCAAACTTGTTTTCCTGCATACATACTGTAGTTCGACCAGTTAAATCTACCACCAGGCGTGTTCATCAAGTGAACCAACTTTTTTCCGTCAGGTAATCCTGTTATTCTATAGGTCAAACTACCACCCAATATTCTATTCAAAATGTTTGCTTCCTGAGCCCTCAGTAGATAATCAAAACCTGACATCATAAAATACGAGCCTTGATATCCGAATTGTGCATATCCTGCTTGGTTAGCACCTAAACCTATACCGTCAAATCCAAAACCACCACCAACACCACCTAATCCGAACATTGTCCAAGGTTGGTTACTGAACCATAGTAATTCGTTAACCTCTCTTCCTGCGGGTATTTCATACAATTGTGTATTTGCACTAAGTGTGAAGTAGTCCTTTTTCAATACCCAAGGACCCACTGTCTGTAGACCAACAATTTTAGAATATGAATATTGAAACTGTTGCTCAAAATTCATTGTTCTTGTAATCAATGCGTTTGCAACTGATTGGTTGTTCATGTCAAGGTTAACAAGGTTAACCCATTGAGATTCAATTAACCAATCCAAAATGTATTGTTGATAATCTCCGATGGCCAATTCCATCAAAGAATCCATCATTTCATCTTCGATTTCAACACTTCTAATGGGCGCACCCAATAAGTGTTTGATTCTAGTATATATCTGACTTCTTTCTGGTTCTGCTATAACTGACATACCTATAAATATGTTAGTTATCTCATTTCATTAATTTTATTCATTATCTCTTCTACGAAGTCTGAATCGTTCAGGTTATCCCCCATAACTGTTGCAATAACTTGTTTTTTCGCCATTAAAATATCATAAATTAAACCTTCAATTGTATTCTCAAATAAAGGATAATAAACCAAGACATTATTTTTTTGGCCAATTCTATAGGCTCTGTCCTCTGCTTGTGAATGGTCTGAAGGAAGGAAAGATAAGTCATTCATAATGACCGCTTCCGCAGCTGTCAAAGTGATACCTACACCAGCAGCTTTGATGTTACCAACAAAAACTTTGACTTTATCATTTTCCTGAAATTGGTCTACACTATTTTGTCTTTCTATTTTTGACATTGACCCGTCTATTTTTACCGCTTGTTTTCCAAAATGATTAACAATCTGATTTAAAGAATCAGTAAAATTACAAAATATGATAACTTTTTTATCTTGTTCAATAATGTTCTCAGCTATTTCTATTGTCTGTTGAATCTTTTCATTTGCAATCACTTGTCTGACTTTAGTCAGTTTTGTAAACTGTACCGTTAATGATTTTGACTCCTCAGGATTACTTCTATACCACTCGAAATATTCTCCCATTAATTCTTCGTACGCCTTCGATTTCAGTCTCAAATAGACAGGGGTAATAATTTTATCAGGTAAATCCAAAACGTCCTCTTTCAATCTTCTTAATATCGTCCCTGATGTTCTGTCTCGCAGTTCTTCCAAATTGGAAGAACCCATAACATTCCAAACCTTTCTTGGTCCAACTTTAAATTGATATCCAGCACAATACCTTATGACATATGCCATCCAATTTTTAGCAACAGGAGAATCGACTAAACTAAGTAAGTTATAGTAGTCAATTGGTCTTGATGTCATAGGAGTACCTGTTAGTAACCATAACCTTTCAATATCTTTGACGATGTCATTTATTAATTTTGTTCTTTGTGCTTGAGCGTTTTTTATATAGTGTGCTTCATCTACAATAACCAAATCAAAATTTGATTTCAAAATCTGAGAATCCTTTTTCTTTTTTACATCATGAAAATTTTTTATGATATCGTAATTTATAATGACAAAATCGTGTTCTGTACTAAAGTTTTTACTTTCAGCAATATACACAGGTCTATCAGTATAATTTTCTATTTCTCTTTTCCAGTTTATTTTGAGTGTTGCCGGACAGATAACTAAAATTTTCTTTGCTTTGGTTTCTAATGCCGCAATAATTGTACTTGTTGTTTTTCCGAGACCCATGTCGTCTGCAAGAATGAATTTTTTGTTTTCGACTAACTTTTGAATAGACTCTTTTTGGTGTTCCATTGGGGGTCTGCTCTCATATTTTGAGTAGTCGATTATTACATCCTTTACTGTATTGTCTTTAATTAAAGACGCTTTCGGTACCCAAAACTCACTGAGTTCTCCATCCTGAAAAAACTTACCCCAAACATGATACGCCTTTTCACTTTCGGCCAACAATTTTTCTATCCATATTTTTTCAGGTACTTTAGTAAGTAACTTATCGTTAGCAAACTTTTGTGCGAAATATGCATCCAAAACAACCCACTTTTTTGCAACTTTTGGTATTTTATCGTGGTTGTTGATTATGTATTCTGATTGACTTCTTGTAGGATAAAACTTTCTATTTATTTCAGATTTTCTTTTTAGTTCTAAAATATAGTTATTTGAACCCTCATATATTTCAAGTATATCTAATGCTTTGGATTCTAAAGTTTGTTCCATAATTACTTAACCTCTGTGTGTGTTCTTCCATCGAGCCAATACCCATCACCGCCATAATAAACGAAGATTTCCTCGTGTGGATTTATATTTCTTGTTGAAATAAATTCAAAAGTGTAGTTATTCATATTAGACCTCCATGAGGCATTTGGTGTGTTTGAATGATTATATAGAGAACCGTATCCCCATGTAATCACCTGTTTATCCCAAAAATCAGTACCTTGTGGCCAATTGAATCTGTAATCAATAAAGAGGGGGCTCGATTCACCTTTAGGTATTCCTAAATCAAAAATCGGACACTCTTCTATTATTTCACCTTCCGCTATGAAGGTACTTGCAAAAACACCGTATCCATGAATATTACTTTTAGATACATAAATTTTGGTCGGTGGAAAGATTCTCATCTATTTTTGTGTTAAATATAAATAAAATTAAGTATTTATCAAATATACTATGCAAGAAAAACTAGTTCCAATAACAAGATTAGGTAGATTCTTTGGTGGAGAAGATTATGCCCTGGATATTGATATGGGTCAGGAATGGTTAGAAGGTGATATGAACTTTACTGTTATACTTTACCGTGTTGATAGATACAAGACTAAAACAGATGATGTATATGGAGAAGCTCTTTCCGACGGAATACAATTTCTTCCTCCTGTCGAATTAAAGGGGTATGTCAAGATATTGGCACCAACTAATCAAACAATAAGTAAAAGTAGAGTTGAGTTGGATGAGCCAGGAAATATGATGTTTTCTGTGTATCAAAAATATCTTGATGATTTACAAGTTGATATTGCGTTCGGTGATTATTTGGGATATTATGAAACTGAATCGAGAGTCAGATATTATAGTGTTTCTAATGACGGTAGGGTTGTTTCAGACAATAAACATACTTATGGGGGATACAGACCATTCTATAGAACTATCATTGCAACCCCTGTTAATCAAAATGAATTCAGAGGTTTATGATTATTTTAATATCAGAGTCGCAAAAATATGTTTTAAAAGATAACATAATTGGTCAGAAAGTTATGGTTTATTATAATCTTCATAAGCATACATTCTCTGTTCAGAAAAGTGGGATAGTTATTTTGCATGCTGATTTTATAAAGTTATCTAATGTAGAATTCAGGGTTCGCAAAGGTGGTTTGGAAAAAGTAAGAAAAGAAAAGACTAAGAATGTACACGCATTTGTAATCGGTACTTTGGAAGATTATTGTGAGTTTCCTTGTGATAACATACCTCAAGAACAGGAAGGAGAAGTAATTTCATACAACCCATATAAAAACGATAGTTTTGTAATAAAATCAACACAAGAACCAATATTTCATGGGGATGAAGTAAATATGGTTAATGGTACCAATAAAATTTATTTACTAAAATAAAATGGCATTCCCGATACAAATAAAAAAATCATTACCGTTAGTTCCTGATAAGACTTTGTTTGCCAGAAGGGAACAGCTTAAGGACTATATAAATAAGGACGGCACATATCTTCCAAAATCTGTGTTACATGCTGATTTGGATAGGGGTATGTTAGATTTTGTCAAAACTGATTTACAGTTAGTTACCTCAGGAAAAATTGTACCAATGATTGATACAATCATCACAACTCAAAATTGGGCTCAGTTTGCGGAAACATGGACTTTCGTGGACCAAGATTTCAATCCTCAAGTTCCGTTTATTTCTGTTGTTAGACAACCTGAAGTGAAGTATGGTACAAACCCATCTTTAAGGTGGAATATTCCAAACAGAAAAGAATTCTACTATGCGTCAGTTCCTACTTGGAACGGTAACCAAGAAGGTATGGATATTTATAAAATCCCCCAACCTGTTCCTGTGGACATAACTTACAATGTTAGAATTGTTTGTAACAGGATGAGAGAATTGAATCAGTTCAATAAAATTATTCTACAAAAATTTTCTTCAAGGCAAGCATATACTTTTATCAAGGGACAGTACGTCCCGATTGTTATGCAAAGTTTAAGTGATGAAAGTATAACCGACTTGGAAAAGAGAAAATATTATGTTCAAAATTATGAATTTATCATGCTTGGTTACCTTATTGACGAAGATGAATTCGAAGTTAAGCCTGCAATATCGAGAATATTACAGGTAATGGAAGTGGAGGGTTACACTCCTGTTGGAAAGAAAAATCAAACGTATCCTAAAAATCCTGATTTATTCACACAAGAATTTTTGTTTGTTACAGGAAACACTGTGTTGAGCGATATCATGGATTATATGGTGAACATGACAGTGGACTCTACAGAAAACGTAACAAGTTATGATGTTTATATCAACAACCAATATTACGGAACGGATGTGAACGAAATATTAATTAATACAAACGACGTACTGAGGGTTGAGGTTGTTAAGACAGATAATTCACTTGAGTCTAAAATACTTTTCACAAACAAGTTACTTTAGTCTTCACCATAGATATCCTTCCTTTCTTTACATTTTTCTAAAATCAGTTGTTCTAAAAACTTGTAAATTTTTATACCCTTTTTGTCACAGTATTTTTTCAATACTTTGTGCGCATCTTCGGATATTTTAATGTTTTTTATTTTGCTCTCGTATAGTTTAGACATAAAAGATAAAAAAGGCAGAATTTATTCATACTAAATACAAATAGATTATGAAAAGTAAAGTTTTTTCATTTGTTCTCTAATATTTATGAATAAAAATAAATCTTTTTAGAAACCAATAAATAATGGCAACAGTACAAACTAATCAGAAAGTGTTTGTTTCTCCAGGTGTTTATACCTCAGAAACAGATTTGTCTTTTGTGGCTCAGAGTGTGGGTGTAACTACACTTGGTTTGGTTGGTGAGACTCTTAAGGGTCCAGCATTCGAACCTATTTTCATAACAAACTACGATGAGTTCCAGGCCTTCTTCGGAGGTTCAGAACCAACAAAATTTGTAAATACACAGATACCAAAATATGAAGCATCATATATTGCAAAATCATATTTACAACAGTCCAACCAGCTCTTTGTAACAAGAGTTTTAGGTTTGTCTGGTTATGATGCGGGTCCTTCTTGGACTTTGAAAGTGACCGCAAATGTTAACCCTGATACTGTAGGTTTAAATCCTGCAACCGCTACCCCATGGACAATTAATTTTTCTGGTGTTGCTTCAGCTAATACTGTAACTTTGATAGGAACATTACCTGATGAAGTTAATAATCTTTTAAACACACAGTATAGATTAGGCGACGGAAGTACTTCAACATTCAACGAAGACTTCACAAATATTCTCGATAGTTTTGCAACAACACCATCGTCAACGGGTACAACCGCAATTGTTTACGGTTCTATACCTTCGGCAGACTACACAAGTTTGTCAGGATTATATACAACTTTGAATAACGTGTTCGGAGTCAATTCTTTAGATTTTTCTGAAAACGACTTATCAGATAGTGACAACTCGGCTTGGATGTATTCTAACTTTGCAAATTATAGTGGGAACGATTACTCAGGGTTCTCTTTCGACTATGTTGTTTCTAGTTTTTCAACAGGCGCTTCAGAGACATATTCAGGTACCTTATCTGGTAATGTTTATACTTATTCGGCAACGGCTTATTCAGAATACAACAATTTAGTTGTTGCTACTTTACGTTCTAGAGGTATATCTTTATATGATAGTACAAATCACGGTCCTCAGTATGAAGTTTCTGCAACAACAGACTTGAATATGGTTTGTACAGGTTCTTATTCAGGAGTTTCGAGTAATCCATATTCAACGTTCTTATTGTCTGGTGTAACAGTTGACGGAGATAACTTTTCTTTCGAAACTTCATTGTCAAGTGTAAGTAGTAAGTACTTAACTAAAGTATTAGGTTTTGATAACTTTGGAAAATCAAGGAATGAAGTTCCTGTTTTTGTTGAAGAAGTTTACCCTGTGGCTTTAGATTATTTATATGATAAAGGATACATTCGTGGTTTGAGTTGTGATTTGATTGCTTTACCGGCAGCGAGTTCTTATAATGCTGATTCAATAGCATGGAATTTAGAAAAATATACAACACCACAATCTCCATTTATAGTTTCAGAATTGAGAGGTACAAAAGTATACAAACTTTTCAGATTTATATCTATTTCTGACGGTACTTCAGCAAACACTGAAATTAAAGTTTCAATTGCAAACATTTCATTCGCTAATTTGTCTTTTGACGTATTAGTTAGAAGTTTCTTTGACACTGACCAAAACCCTGTTGTTATAGAAAAATACACAAACTGTACTATGGACCCAGCGTCTAACAGTTTCGTAGGTAAGAAAATAGGTTCGTTTGACGGTGAGTATCCATTACTTTCAAAATACATTATGGTTGAATTATCTAAAGAAGCTCCAATTGACGCTCTACCTTGTGGATTTTATGGGTACGACCAAAGAATTTACAACACAACTTCAAACCTATCACCTGTTCCTGTATATAAAACAAAATATGATTACCCAGGAGAACCTGTATTCAACCCTCCTTTTGGTATCACCGCTTACGGAGCTAGTGTTAATGATTCTACCGGTGATAATGTTAGAAGAACTTATTTAGGATTTTCCACAACAATTGGTGTTGATGAGTCATTCTTACAATATAAAGGTAAACAAAACCCTTCAGCGGCAACTTGGGGAGTTGCTTACGACTCAGTTCCTTGGAACTACTTAACACAAGGTTTCCATATGGACTCAGGTGCAACAGTTGTTACTATAGGTTCAGAATACGTAACTAGCGGAACACCAGCATTCCAATGTGGTGACGCTGAATTCAGGGCAGAACCCGATACCCAAGAAAATCCATATTACTATATCTACTCAAGAAAGTACACGGTATGTTTCGCAGGTGGGTTTGACGGATGGGATATCTATAGGGAGTATAGAACAAATGAGGATAGATTCAGACTTGGAGCTGCGGGATATTTAGCAGGAGCTGCACCATCAACAAGATACCCAACGGCAACAGGTCAAGGTATGTTTAAAAGAATTGTTGTGGCTAAAAACACACAAGACTTTGCAAACACTGACTACTACGCTTACTTATTGGGTATTCTATCGTTCTCAAATCCTGAGTCGACAAATATCAATGTTTTCGCAACATCAAGTATTGATTATGTAAATAACGGAAGTCTTGTTGAACAAGCAGTTAATATGGTCCAATTCTCAAGAGCGGACTCAGTTTATATCGCAACAACACCTGACTACCCAATGTATCAACCAGACTCAACTGACCCTGAATTAATAATTCAACCACAAGAAGCAGTTGATAACTTGGATAATACAGGTATCGATTCAAACTATACAGCAACTTATTATCCATGGATTTTGGTTAGAGATACTGTAAATAATACACAACTATATCTTCCACCAACAGGTGAGGTTTGTAGAAACTTGGCACTTACAGATAACATTGCATTCCCTTGGTTCGCATCAGCGGGTTACACAAGAGGTCTTGTAAACTCTGTAAAGGCAAGAGTTAAACTAACACAAGAAGGTAGAGATATTCTATACCAAGGAAGAATCAACCCAATCGCAACTTTCTCTGACGTAGGAACTGTAATTTGGGGTAATAAAACTCTTCAAGTTGCCGATTCAGCACTTAATAGATTGAACGTTAGAAGATTACTACTTCAAGCTCGTAAGTTGATTTCAGCGGTAGCGGTTAGATTGTTGTTCGAACAAAACGACCAAATTGTTAGACAACAGTTCTTGGATAGTGTTAACCCAATTCTTGATTCAATCAGAAGAGACAGAGGTCTTTACGACTTCAGAGTAACAGTTTCTTCTTCACCTGAAGATTTGGATAGAAATACACTAACAGGTAGAATTTACCTAAAACCAACAAAAGCACTTGAATTCATTGAGATTGAGTTCTTGATTACACCAACAGGTGCTTCGTTTGAAAATATCTAATAACAATTTAGATTATAGTAAAACCCCTCCATAGTGAGGGGTTTTATTTTATGTAATATTTATAAGACATGAGATATATTATTTCAGAATCTAAATTAAATGATGCGATGATTAAACTTTTCAATCAATATATAAATGTTGATGAGATAAAGTATTACCATCCAGTCGAAGAGACTGAAGATGGTGATGAGTATGAAGATTTAAACAGAGCTATCTTTTATATTGGGGATGTAGAACTCGACGAATCTGAAATTTTTAGATATTATGAATGTGATTATTTTGAACCACGTACTCAAATCAAGGAAAAATGTCCTCTTATATCATTAGATTATGATATGGTAGACACATTCAACGATTTGTTTGGTGACTTATGGAAAGAACCATTTCGAGAATGGGTTAATAATACATTTGACTTACATGCAAAGGAGGTAGAATAGTTAATTACTAATATTTATATCATATGGTTTACATTATAAAAGAATCTTTCAGAGACGACACCACCCCAAATATGAAGTATTATGCTTTTGATTGGGATGACAATATTGTACATATGCCAACAAAAATCATGTTAAAAAATGAAAATGGTGATGAGGTTGGTATGAGTACAGATGATTTTGCAAAGTACAGACATGACATCGGAAAAAAACCGATAGAATATAACGGTGAAAAAATTGTTGGGTTTGCGGACAATGCATTTAGAAACTTCAGAACAGAAGGAGACAAGCAATTTATAATTGATTCAATGAAAGCCAAGGTGGGTCCGGCATTTGATGACTTCAGAGAAGCATTAAACAACGGGTCAATTTTTGCAATTATAACCGCTCGAGGACACAATCCGAACACAATAAAACAAGCAATATACAATTATATTGTAAGTGGTTTTAATGGAATAGACAAAGAACAATTACTGAAAAATTTGAGGAAGTACAGAACTTTTGTGGACGAAGAAGATATGTCTGACAATGAAATAATTAAGAGTTATTTAGAATTGAACAAATATCATCCTGTAACATTTGGACAAGGAGGCGCGGAAAGTCCTGAAGAATTAAAGGTTATGGCTATGGATGATTTTGTATCTTATATTAAAGGTATGGCCGCGGTACTTAATAAAAAGGCTTATCTTAAAAAGGATATTGCTAACAAATTTGTACCTAGTAAACCTATGATTGGGTTTTCAGATGATGACCCTAGAAATGTAGAAGTGATGAAGAAGCATTTTGAAGATAAACCAGAAAAACTAGTAAAGACATTTTCTACTGCAACTGGAACTAAGAAAGAAGTATAATTAATATTAATTTTTTCAAAAACGAAAGTAAATAGAAAAATTTTTAAACTGGTTATATTTATAACATATAAACAAAGAAATTAAAAAATTATTATATGGCTGATTTATTAATGAAAATGCCTCTACCTTACGAACCGAAAAGACAAAATCGTTTCATTGTAAGGTTTCCTAGTACATTAGGTATAAATGAGTGGTTTGTAGAGAGTTCTAAAAGACCGAGCATTAAAATAAAAGAAGTTGAAATTCCATTCTTAAATACATCTACATTCGTAGCGGGAAGATTCAATTGGGACTCATTACCTGTTGTATTTAGAGACCCAATTGGACCATCAGCGGCTCAGGCTCTTATGGAGTGGGTACGTTTACATGCAGAATCTGTTACAGGTCGTATGGGTTATGCTGCAGGATACAAAAAAGATATCGACGTTGAAATGTTGGACCCTACAGGAGTTGTTGTAGAAAAATGGATTTTGTACGGAACATTCCTAACAGGGGTTGATTTCGGAGTATTGAATTATGGGCAAGACGGTTTATCTACAATCAGTGCTACAATGAGAATGGATAGATGTGTGTTGGTTTACTAATAATATTTATTTTAAATTATTTTCACTTATTTTTAACCCTAAAGCAATAAACTTTAGGGTTAATTTTTTTATATGGACGAACAAACAAGAATATATTCACAACAAAATCTGACATTACCTCACGATGTGGTTCCTTTACCTTCAGAAGGTGTTTTTTATAAAAACAAAAAGAAATCATTAAAAGTTGGTTATTTGACCGCTTCAGATGAAAACATACTTTTAGCGGGTGGAAATGATATAACTCTTACGTTGTTGAGAAATAAAATTTATGAACCAGACGTTAGGATTGAAGATTTGTTAGAAGGCGATGTGGAAGCTATTTTAGTTTTTTTAAGAAACACAGCTTTTGGACCCGACATGGAGATAACACTTACAGACCCTAAAACATCTAATCAATTCAAGTCCACAGTCAAACTAGATACTTTACCGATTATTAAAGGTCAAGAACCATCAGAAGATGGAACTTTTATAACAGTGTTACCAAAGTCTCAATCAACCGTTAAATTAAAGTTGTTAACTTATGGGGATGTTGTGGATATTAATAGGTTAAGTCAATCATATCCTCAAGGTAGGGTTTTTCCTAAAGTTACCTTGAGATTACAAAAACAAATAGTTGAACTGGATGGAAACCCTGATAAGGCAGAAATTGCTAAATTTGTGGAACAAATGCCGATAATGGACTCAAAATACATACAAAAATTCTTAACGGAAAATGAACCAAAGTTAGATATGACTAAATATGTTACTACCCCATCAGGAGAAAAACTACAAGTTAATGTTGGTTTTGGGGTGGACTTTTTTCGCCCTTTCTTCTGATTATAGAAAAGGACAAATCGATGAATTTTATTATCTGACAACTTTAATGAAAGTTAGTTGGTCTGATTTTGAAAAAATGCCAATTTTTATTAGGAAATACCTTTTAGAAAAATGGTTTGAATTAAACAATAAGGGTTGAAAATTCAACCCTTATTCTATTTATATGAAATAAGTATTTTCCAATGTATGATGAAGTAATGAAATTTTTGGCCCCTTTGGGACAAATTATACCAACAGGAGAAAGAGTCAAAGAGGTTATTAGAGATATAAGTGATGGTATAGAGGCAATGAACTATAGGTTCGTACAATCTAGACAAAGGGTTACGGAATTTAGTCAGGCAATTGGAGATACAGTTCCTTTGGTTGCAAAGTTAGGTGGAAACGCAGCAGATGTATCAAGAACAATAGATAGTGTAGCAGCTGCAACAAGAAGGAATGTAGTTGCTAGCTCTGATGAAATAACAAAATTATTTGCAGCGCAAAAGTTAACGGGTACCGACGCTCAGACTTTAGTTGATAAGTTTCAAAACGTGGGTGTGGGATTCTCACAAATAGGTACACAATTAGAAGGGTCTATAAAATACATTCAAAGTGTGGGAGGAAACGCAAGAGACATAATGTCTCAAGTTAATGGAATTTTAGAAAACGTAAACAAATATAACTTTCAGGACGGTGTATTAGGTTTGACAAGAATGGCAACCCAAGCACAACTTTTGAAGTTTGACATGAACCAAACATTGAGTCTTGCTGAAAAGGCTTTGACACCTGAAGGTGCAATAGAATTAGCATCGGCATTTCAAAGACTAGGAGTTTCCGTTGGAGACCTAACAGACCCATTCCAATTGATGTATAAATCACTAAATGACCCTGAAGGTTTACAGGACAGTATCATCGAGATGACTAAAAAGTTTACTTTCTTCGATGAAAAGTCAAAATCTTTCAAAATAAATCCTGAGGGAATGTTAATGTTGAGGGAAATTGGTGCACAAGCCGGATTGAGTAGCGCCGAACTATCTAAAATGGCGGTCAATGCTGCGGAACTAGATGATAGAATATCCAAAATTTCACCATCTTTTGAGTTCGAGTCAGAGGATGATAAGATGTATATTGCTAATATAGCAAAGATGGGTGCGGGAGGAGAATATGAAGTAACTATAAAGGACGAAAAAGGAAAACCACAACAAATACTTTTACAAGAGGCAACCAACGAACAACTTCAAGAATTAATTGACGCTCAAAGACAACAACAAGATTTGACATTAGAAGAGTTACAAAAGGCTCAATTGGATTTATTACGTTTGATAGAGGGTGAGTTGATTTCTACAAGAGATAGTTATATTGCAGGTGCGGCAACATCAAATAAAATAGTAGAACTTCTACAAGGAAATCAACTCAGAGAAGGTGCTGTACAAGGTATTAGGAGATTTACAGAAGATAAAGGATTGAACAAAACACCTGAAGATATAAGAAATAAAGTTGACGACGGGTTGGATGAAATTTTCAAACTGACTAAAAATTTCGTGGACAACGAAGGAAAGATATTTTTGGAATCAGTCAAACCAGTATTTAAAAAGTTAGCAGATACAATGGAAGAGGCCTTTAAACCACTAACAGAAAAAATCGAAGAAATATTAAAAAGAAATGGTATGAATCTCCCAACAGGATTTTCTACTGGTGGGTATGTCAGTGGGCCAGGAAATGGGACATCTGATTCTATACCAACGTTATTAAGTAATGGAGAATTCGTTGTCAACGCGGAATCCACATCGGCATTCGGCTCGTTACTAGAAAATATAAATTCTAACCCCAATTATAATTTGACTGAGTTTACGAACGAGAAACTACAACTCAGAAACACAAACGATATTGCTAATTCGACTACAATAACAAGTGGTAAATTAGAGTTCGGAGAAATACCTCCTTTGAGAGTAGTATTTGAAAAAGGACCAGGGTTCACCGATAATGACATGGCGATGTTAGAATTCAATTTAGGAAAAGAATCAATAACACAACAACTAACACAAAGTATATCAGAAAAACTCAAGGTCATACAACAGAAAGAGTCGTAATAAAAAAATGTTAGTTAGCTATTTATTATAAAATAGTTGAATGGCAAGTCCATTATTAGTTACATCAGAGGGTTTTAGGAAAAAAATTCTTGTTAAGAATTTGACACCATATAACAAGTCACCTAGGAAAATTGTGCCACCTGTTGACTATCCTGCAAATATATCTGATTTAGCAGTTAAAGATTCACCCGATGATTTAATAGATACACCTATATTTGCCAAAGACCTATACACTAAAAACCAATATGGTGCTGAAGGTGGGTATAAGCAAGTACCCGACCCTGGTGCATTATTAAATACAAAGTCTAATCAAGGTGAGTACGGACCAGGACAGCAAGACGCACACATAGTAGACCAAAGCGCTGTTGCTGCCCAGACAGGTTTTGCAGGAGTTTCTCCTGCATGGAAACCTTTGAATGCATATAGTAATGGGACAACATTAATAGATTCGGCAGAAGCCTTTTCAAGTTTGGATATTGTATATCCAAATGGAGGTAGAAGACCAAACGCTCAACCATACCCAACCACATTTAACCCTTCTTCTTATAGTCCTATTTCAATACTTTTATCACCAGACCCACAGGGTAGTGATGGATTATTAAGTTCAGACTCCTACATTGCAAGATTAGGTGCAACAATTCTGAGAAAAGAATTCGAAGTAAGAATTGCAACTGAAATTAGGCAAAATACAATAGGAAGAGCTAACATTTTTAATACAAGAAGTGGTACTGATTTATTGAATATAGTTACAGGAAGGGTACCTTTGATAGAACCTAACTATAGAATTACAGTACCGGCAAATCCTGTTTTAGCTGCCACTGATTTTGCATTGAGATTGGCGGGAAGTATACTCCCTGTGTCACCTATAGTAGGTTCGTATTGGGACACTAGTATAAATTCTGGACAACCAACCACAATACAACAATTGAATAATGCATTCAAGAGAAGTGGAGTTGGAAAATTCTTTTCAAGGGTTTTAGGGTTTGATAAAACAGGTTCACAGTTATTTTTAAACAATACAGGTGGAGGACAAAAATCTAGGTTGTTTGATAACTTGGATTATAATAGATATAAACCTAATTACCCAAGAACTATACTAGATAGGCTCGGAGGTGCAATTGTAGGCACCTCAGTTTCTGTTAGTGATTACTATGTAGGTTCCATTACATCCGACCCATCGAGAGTATTTTCTCCTGGTGGTGATTTACCCGTTGATAGTTTTGCTAGAGAGGTTGGAACTCCAGTGTACGGCCCGACTGAGTTGGCTCAACTATATGAAGGACCCTCCCAAAGTGTTAGGCTCGGAGCAAACGGTCCAACGTATGGTAACGGTGGAGGAATTGAGGGTGGATTTACATGGGTATCTCCAAAATATAGAGGTAATGCTGGTAAAAAAGTCGGACCCGGAGGAGAAATAATTCAACAAGACGAAGACTTTAAACCATCATCATACAACTCAACCGAGTCAACAAATAATGAATTCAGGGACGGTTCCATATTGGACGACACACAAAGAATAATTGATAGCCAACCATCTGGAGGTAGAAGATTACAACACGTAGGAAATGCTATTGACCAAGTAAGTAAAGTTTTCCATGATGGGTATAAAGAAATTACTAAGGGTTCTAAAATCATAAAATACACCGGCTCAATAGGACAAGAAGTTGGATATGAATATTGTAGAATTTTCACGAAAGATGTACCATATCTTCAGTACAATGATTTACAAAAGGTTGACGGTATTACAACATCTGGTAGAAAGATATCCTACTCTGTTTTGGATAATACATACAACCTTAATATATTCCCTAATAAAAAAGACAGTGCTGGAAACTCAACTAATTTAGTGGGTGATAACAACAACACCTTTTATGCTAAAAAATATATGTTCTCCATAGAAAATTTAGCATGGAGAACTTCGTCAACACCTGGTTATACTGTTTCTGATTTACCTGTTTGCGAAAGAGGTTCTAATGGCGGTAGAGTAATGTGGTTTCCACCATACGATTTAAAATTCACAGAAAGTAATTCTGCTTCATGGAAAGACACTTCGTTCATCGGGAGACCAGAACCTATTTACACCTACTCTAACACAAGAAGGACAGGTACTTTGTCATGGAAGATAGTTGTTGACCACCCTTCAGTTTTGAACCTGATTGTTAATAAAGTTTTGACGAACGAAACTAACAACTCAAGAATTGACAACATGATTAACTCTTTCTTTGCAGGATGTTTGAAATATGACTTATATGAGTTAGCTGAAAAATATCCGTTAGCAAATCCAAATGAGTTATATAATATTCAGAGAGAATTGGATTTGGGTCAACTAAGTAAAGAACAACTTGGTACGGTGAAAGACACCCTATCAAGTGGGAATGACTCACCAACAGGGGAAGATGTGAGTGTTAAAAGTAATACGGAACTTAAATCCAATAACATAAAAACCGCTCTTACGGGTATAGGGTTCTATTTTGAAAACGAACAACCAACAGGAAACTCATCATTTTCAACATTATATGAAACTTATATTACGAGGAAACCAGTTATTGTAAGTCAATCGCCTACAGTAACCGACCCATACAATAGTAGTCCGCAACAAGTCGAGAGTTTTTTCGATAATGTGATTAAATGGAATTACGAACAATTCAATAAAAATCTTATTGAAATATATAACGGATTACTTAGTGGTAACATAGATAAGGTTACCTTTAATCTTGCGGGTACGACAAGTAGTTCGACTAACAGGTCTTACAACAGAAGAATCAATGAAAGTAGAATTGAATCAATAAAAACTTATATCAATGCATTTAAACCAGGAGGACAACAAAAAACTTTGGAACAAATTGCAAATTCAAAAATTACTTTTGTTACAGTTTCAGAGGAATCCAGTGCTGCGGTAAAATCTAATTCGGGATATGGTGCATCATATATGTGTGGTGAAAAAGATACCAAAAAAACTGATGCAACTGTAGTTAATACAGTTAATGCTATGGCTTGTAGAAGAATAGTGATTTCATCTATAAATGTACAACAGAAAGTACCTGTGGCACAAAATCCTGCGAACTCAAAACAAGAAGTAGTTACGTCTCAAAATGGAACTACAAATGTAATACAGAATACAAATGTAAACAGAAGCCTCCCAACAAAAAATCTTTCCAAAAAGGTTTTGAGACTTTTACTTTCTGAGTGTGATTATTTTGAATCGATAAAAGAAGACACACCGATGGTTTATGACAATTTGAAAGAAAAGTTAAAATTCTTTAATCCTGCCTTTCACTCAACAACACCAGAGGGTTTAAACTCTAGGTTAACCTTTTTAAATCAGTGTTTAAGACCTGGTGAAACTATTCCTGTGGTTAAAAGTGTAAACGGTAAAACAGAATTACAATATAATAACGCGGTCAATACTTCATTCGGTGCACCTCCTGTATTGGTTTTGAGGGTCGGTGATTTTTATAATACCAAAATAATACCTGACACCCTGAATATAACTTACGAAGGGTTAGACCTTAATCCTGAGGGAATTGGTGTCCAACCTATGATAGCAAATGTAAGTTTAAGTTTCAAATTTGTTGGTGGTAGTGGTATTAAAGACGCGGTTGATAGATTACAAAATGCACTTTCGTTCAACTATTACGCAAACACAGAAGTCTATGATGATAGAGCGGAAGCAACTGGATATGATAAAACAACTCAAGACCTTGACACTTTATTTGCATCGATATATGAACCAACTCCTGCTCCACCTACAACAAACGAAGTACAAAATAACGATGGGCAAAAAAATGGTGGAACTATTGGTGAAATAATATCAAGTGAAACAACGGAAAATGGTGTTTCAGGTCAAATATCATACGAGAAATATTTCTCAACTTTATCGGACAAAACACAAGAATACTTCAGAAATGTTGTAAATAAAAACAAAGAAGTTCTATCGCAATATAACGAAGCCGTCAGACAGGTTTTCACCCTTACTAGAAATTATGCTAATGGTGAAATATTGGGTGTTGGAGGTGATTACGGAATGATTTTTGGTAAACCGGCAAACTATCAGTCAAACGTTGATACAGTTTTAAATGACCTAATTTCAGACATCCAAAGTGGAGATGATAAATTTATTGAATTCATTTCGTCTAAAGGGTTTTCAAATAAAGCAATAAGAGCGATAAAAAATAACTATAAGAATTTCATAATTCAAAAAAAATCAACATTTTCCAATGCGTTAAGTAAGATAGTTCAAGATTTCACAGTATTACAGCAAAACTATGTTATTGAACTTGCAAAACTGAATATAATAACTTATGGACAATTGGATGGTATTACTGAAATTTCAGGTACCGACGGATATCAAGAAAAAAATAATAATATAATTGTTTATTATACATCAGGAACATCTTTGGCTAATTTAGTTACCGATGCAAAAACAGTTAGAGGTTCTCTAATAGATTTTGCAAGAAAAACACAGGAATCTGTTTCATTCAATTTTAAAGGGAATACATTTTCAAACAGACTTGTAAGAAGTAATAACGATAAGTTTAAAAGCAACGCAATTTTTTTACAAGTCAGAAACTTAGATTCGGGCAAAGCTTTTGATAACGTGAACTTTCAGAGACAATATTTTGTTTTGAACAGTGAAGTTGTTGATTTAAACAAATATCAAGCTTTCAAAAGTTTTTTAATTGATAATATAATCAATACAAAGTCTTTGATGGAAAACGGAAATACCAATTTGTCTGAAATGTTTGATGAATATTGGTCAAATCAAACAAGGCCAATCTTTGTTGCGGAAAACGAAAGTGCTTTGGAGTTTATAAATTATGTGGAAAATAATACACTTAAAGAGTATATTAATTATACTGCTTTGAAAGGACAAAAAGACAAAACTTTATTTTTTAGTAATAATCCAAATACAAGTGAAGATAGTTTGAAAAACAACAGGAAAAATCTAATTAGTTCCATAGGAAAAACTACGAACAGTAACACCAAAAAAACAACATTTAACGACCGAGATGGAAGTATAAACATTACAAAAGTTAAATTAAACTAATGGGATTTCCTTATTACAATAGATACTCGACTTTCCTAATTAATGGTGAACAGACGGTGGTTCCTTATGTTACTGTTCCAAATAAAACTAGTGACAAAACCTATATCTATAAAGTAGGTAGAAGTAGATTAGATAAAGTATCACAAGAATTTTATGGTACCCCATATTTCGGATGGTTGATATTACAAGCAAATCCGCAATTTGGTGGTTTAGAAAATTATATTTATGACGGTGCGATATTGACAATTCCTTTTCCGCTTATACCATCTTTACAGGATTATAAAGGTGCTCTAGAAAATCATTTCTATTATTATGGCAGATAACTTTTTATCGGACACTAGTGGTAATATATTAGTTGAATTTGATTACAACAATATAATTGTGGTTGACCCCAACAAAACTATTGACGGACAAGGTAACGTTAAAGAAAGATTGGTTGACCATGAGAACTTGGTTATGTTCGTGAATTTAGAAGCCGAAGTTTTACCAAGAACTAAGTTAGCTGTGGGGGGTAGTCCGACAGATGTTGCAACAACAGTATCAATTGCAAAAATTAATTTTTTAAAACCAAACAAAGATAACTTTTTCTCGACACAATATTATGATGAGTTGACGGGAAATAATACAAATAAAGGGTTAGGACAAAACCAACCAACAGAAACTTTGGAATCTGGTCCTAATCAAAAACGAGCATACATTAAAACTGGAGTTATTTCCAACGGTATTGATGGTTCGGTAGATAACGGTCTTTTAGGTATAACAAGTATTAATATTAAGATGGGTACATCATTCATCCCTTCTGTAGACATAGAACTTGAAGATGTACAAGGAAGAGCATTATTCCAACTTGGAGACAAATCTCCATATGCAGCTTTTTTTAATTTACCATACCCACCATTTTATCTAACAATAAAAGGATATTATGGGCAGGCAGTAAGGTATCAATTAAATCTACAAAAATTTAATGCAAGATTTAATTCGTTCAGTGGAAATTACCAAGTCCAACTTAATTTGAAAGGATACAAGTTCAACATTTTGAACGAAATCGAAATGGGAAGTCTCTTTGCGGCACCACACATGTATTCTACAAGATATGATATATCAAGTAGTTCAAATCCTACAGTAAACACCTCACTGAATTCTCAATCGACTGGAACTACACCCATATTGAACGCAAACGATACTCAAGTAAATGTAGAATCTATTGTAACCGAGAAAGGGTATGAAAAAATACTTGAGGTTTATAGTGAGTATAAAGCTAAAGGACTATTGGTACCTGATTTTCCCGAACTTACATTGGCTCAATTCATGAACAAGATTGATTTGTTTGAAACAAATGTGTTGGAAACATATCCTAAAACAAATGTACAACCACTCACCGATTGTAGAAACTTCAAAACAATTTTGAAATCTTATTACGGAAAAGTTTATCAAGATTCAAACTCGTGGTTTAACAAATGGATGAATCCGAAACCGTTAATAGGAAAACAAGGACAACTCTACTACGTATTCAAAAGTTTCACAGCAAATGAAAAACTAGCGGCGGAAAATGAATTGAAAAAAATCATCAAAGACTACAAAAACAAACTTGATGACACAGGTGTGTTGGGAAGTTTAGGAAGAACTCCTGTTGAAAACAATATTAAGGAATCTGATATTATTTTAGAAAACTTCAATATTCTTGCTAATATTGATGAAGAAAAGACAGTACAATCAATTACAGGAGTGGTAAGACCGAATGTTGATTCTGAATCATTTACCAAGGCAAGAGAGATTATTTCACAACTATATAAGATAACAATAATCACAGACCCAAACTCCGATAGTCAAACATCAAAAACTGATTTGAAAAAAGAATCAGTTTTCCGATTTGATTTATTCACAAAAGAAATACAAATAATGGAGGCTGAGGCAAACAGAAAGTTAGGTGAGTATGAAACTCTAATTACTGAGGACTTGGCTAGAAAGTTAGAGGATGATAGATTAGGAATTGGTTTTTTACCTACAGTAAGAAATGTTAGTGCGATTATAATGGCTTCCGCTGAAGGGTTCATAAGACTGATGGATGAGGTGCATACTAACGCTTGGAAAAAAGTTAATGATGAAACGAGAAGACGAGTTATTACACAAAACACATCTTCAGCACCAAGTCCTGATACAAAAAATATTGTTAATAAACGTGCATCTGAACTTGCAACAGAATCTCAGATACCTGTATATCCATGGCCACAATTTTTTGTAGAAACACCGGATGATAAAAAAGGAAGATTCCAACTTAGATATTTGGCAGACCCGTCTGTCGTGGCGTTGACTCAAGGAAACAGATATGATATTTGGCCTGAAGTTGAATTTGTTGAGGAATATTTGAAAGGGCTGACCCAAAAGTTTGACCCCCCGATGGCACAACCACCATCGAATAATTCGAATATTACTAATTTAATTAATATCAACGCTATTGAATTTCCGCAAAATAATTTGGCATACAGGAATAAAGAAGAAATAAAATTTTTCTACGAGATATTCGAAAGACAATTTGTTACTTCACATTACACAGGTCTCAGTAGAATTAAAGACGACAATCCTTTTTTAACTACACTGTTGAATTCATTGAGAGACTATGAAACTCAAAACATTATTAGTAGTTTGGGTATCAGTAGTCCAAACCTAACATTCAAATTGAAAAATTATGTTTTCGATTCTGTTAACTATGAAGATAAACTTAGGGAGTTTTCGAACCAAGGAACAGGAAGAAGTTATCAAGATTTTATAAGAGATTTTCTTGTAACACCTTATCTCAGAACTTTGACCGATAAGTCCTTTTCTATATTAAATTTGGACGACGAAGGGGCAATCCCACAAAATAGCTTAGCTAACGTCGCAGTTCAAATACAAGAAGTATTAAATAACGCACCCAATAATACAACTATAATGGACATATATCCATTCACAGATGAAGAATGGACCGAAAAAAATATGGTGCAAATTAATCAGCATCAAAACGGGTTAGTTTTCAATACCAACAAAACATTGACAGTATATAAGCCGAGAAACGTGATTTCAAATTTCACAAATATGACGGACTATACTGTTGCAAGACCGGTGACTAACTTCAATTATACACAACCAATATCATCATTTGTTAGTCCTGTAACATTTAATTATGGAAGGTCTGCGTCACAATTAATTCCTACCGAGGGCTATGTGGTAACAAATGTTCCGTCACTTGATAATCTTAATACACCACAAATACCTCAACAAACAACGACATCTATCTTGAACACTCCTTTCTTTATAAACGCAATTTCGGAGGGTGTTGCTAACAATAAAAATGATAATAAGTATCCGTATAAATCTGCGGCTTATCTTTTTTTAAACTCCTTACCATTAATTTCTTTAAGAGAATTGCTTAAGACTAAGGGTGAAGGTTCTAACTATGTGGAACAAGATTACATGTTTGCAACACTTAAAAAGTTTGGGGCAATACACAAACTCCCGTATGCTTGGATTTTAAAAGTGGGTTCGATTTGGCATAGATATAAAACTTATAAACAAAGTAATATTGATATTTTAAGCGGGGTATGGACTAATTTTGATTATATTAATAGTTATGACCCAATCACAAACAATCCATCTAAAATATATTCATATGTTGACTCTTCAGGTCAAAAACAAGAAATACAGTTGGCTAGTACGACTAATAATGTAAGTTTAACAAACGTAGGATTCTATCCAAAACTTATTGATGATTTTAACTATTTCTATAATGGGTTCAGTTTTTTCACTGAATATACCGATGATGAATTACAATCGGCAGTCAACAGAGGATTGAAAATTTTCAATATAACTAACTCTAACATCAGTAACGTAAAGTCTGGAGAAAACACTTTCAATTTAAAAACATGGTCAGTTATGACACCTGTTACGGGTATAACTGTAAATGTTGAAGATTGTAAACCAACTACGAAGACTACGACAGCAAGTTTGTTTATAATGCCATCTTTCGGTTCGACAATCAACGAAAGTAGAACTACCTTAGTTTATAATTCACAAATGGCATCGGGAAAAGCGTTCAGCAACAATCCTTCAGTATTCAATGGTTCCTGTAGATTATTTTGGAAATCACCAAATTATGGATATTTCGATTCAACCACAGCAACGAAACCAGAACCTGACGAATACATGAATCAAATCAAACAAGATATTGGTGAATTGTCACCATTCAGATTTTTGGCTGACGGGGAGTATACAAAAATAGATGATATATTTTCCGTCTTTGATAAGAAAATCTTAGATTCATTTGAAGAAGAATTTTTGAATTTCTGTAAACCTCTCACTGATATTGAAATAGGTCCTCAAACTGTTATAACATACAACGGTGTTAGGACAAGCCAAAATGATGTCTTCAGGAATTTCCAGTATCTTATGAGGAATATGATGAAAGTACCACCACAGGGAAATCAATCTTTGCAAGATGTTTTTTTAAACAATATAAATAATCAGGCGGACATCTTACAAAATCAAATAGCATCTTTCTTACAGTATGATGTGTTATTTAGATATGGAAACCCGTCAAATTATAATGAAAGAATTTTTAACTCTTTCCTTTCACATAATAGTACGTTGGAAGTTGTTGACCCAATAAATTTTGAACCCTACGTGACCAATAGTTTGCCGTCCTCGACAGGAGGTATTACACTTGCCCAATCCAAACAAAGATATCCTCAAGCTTGGGCTGAGTTAGAGTTACAAGTTGGGTTTTCAACAATAGAACAACTTAGGTATAAAGATACTGGTTCTTATATTACAGATTTCTTTATAGATAATAATATTGAATTTACTGTAGATAACGTCACAATACTATCCCCTATCATTAAAATATATGCAACTCAAAAGTTGCAAAATCCAAACATAAGTAACTCACAATTCAGAACACTTTTAAATGAAAACGAAGCAGTTGCAAAGTCATTACAAGATAAAATATTAAATGGTGTAATGAATAAACTCAGAACTGACTTACCGAACCAAGACCAAGTAGTACAAACAACGAATCAATCTGTTGTAGATGGTGACCAAAGTAAAGTCGAGACATATGAAAAGTTCAAAGCTCTCAACGACAAGTGGATTGCGGGAGGAGATTTTACAAACAAGACATTCTTCGAAGATATTCTTTTTTTAGATAGAGCTTCGAGAAATATTGGAAATACGTTACTTGTAGACGTTTTTGAACTGAAGAAGGTTCTAAACAAAAGAACATCCGAATCTAGTTTGAAAATGAGCGTGTATACGTTTTTAGCGGGATTATTAATTAATAACAATTTTGTAATTATGAATCTTCCAGCATACGTGAATTTTTATAATGTGCAAAATGTTGACGGGGTTCAAGTAAGAAACCCTGAAGGAACACTAGATTTTGCAAATAATCTTTGGGGAACCTTTTTAAGTGTTGATTATAGAAATTCTGGCCCTAAAATGGTTTGCTTCTTTGCGGGAAAACCTTCTCAATATTTGGACCTTCCCGACAACAATTATTATGGATACAGAAATGACGGATTCGATATGAGAAGGTTGTCCGAAGTACCACTGATTGAAAATGTAGATAAAAAAACAGATTATGCAATATCTAACAGATGCGTAGGTTTTAACGTGGATATTGGAATCAGGAATCAAAATATATTCAATTCGTTCACGGTTGGACAAGATAACGGAAAGGCGACTTCAGAATCTGTGAACACTGTTTATAATATGGCATCTCAAGCTGCCGGTGTTAATACCGCAACACAAAATGTTGGTTTATACAACTTATACAAACAAAGAAGTTATCCATGTTCGGTACAATCATTAGGAAACGCAATGATACAACCTACGATGTACTTCAACCTGAGACACGTGCCAATGTTCAACGGACCATACTTGATACAAGATGTACAGCATACAATTTCACCAGGGAACTTCCAAACACAATTCACGGGTATCAGACAAGGTATGTTTGACCTACCACAAATTGACCAATATCTACAAAGTATTAATAGAAACCTACTTACAAAACTTGAAGCTATCGTCAAAAATAGGAAAGAGGAGGTAGATGCAATTGCGGTTACAGATGCACAAAAAGCCGCTAAAACACAAAGCACTAATGACAATAAAGGGTCAACTGAAAACTCGTGTGAAGCTAATACATCTTATTTGAATGAAGGTTTTGTCAGTGTCAAGTTTACCGCAACTACGGAAAACCCACAAACAGTTTACAATGAAATTATTAAAGTAATCAAACAAAATAGTCCGACCGCTGTAGTAGACAATCAGATGGTAAAAATAATGTATTCTATATGTTATGTGACAAACTATAAAGACAACGTTTTCGAGGGATATTCTAACAATTACTCAACACCTATAAACTTGAAAGTAAATTTTTCACCGACTTATAAAACTGCAAACGGAATACAATATTTTAATAAAACATATAGTTGTGTAACAGGGAGTGACAAAAAAGTAATACCTGTTGCGAACTTTGATACTTTGAATGATTTTGTATCATTCTTATATGCCAGATTAAAACCAAATCAAAAATTGATAACTAAAGAAGGTTTATGGAAATATTATAGTTGTGATTATCCAGTTGTTAGAACGGTTTCTAAATCATACTTTGAAAGCTCAAAAACAACTAATGTCACTTATCAGAATACCTTATCAAGGCTAACAGAAGGATTACAAAGTTTAAAAAACTTAGGGGTAGACGTTTCAGATATCAGTCAACTTATAAATGGTACTACAACAACCACAGCCACGACATCAACGACTCCAAAATGTGATAAACCCAAAATAATTGACTTTTATCCTAAATCAGCGTTCACGGGAGATACTGCACCACTAATCACAATAACGGGAACTTCACTTTATGGTAGTGCTCAAGTATTCTTAAGTGGTATTACTGGTACGGTCAAATCAAATACAAATACAGATACTGTTATTCAGTTTGTACCAAAACAAAAAGTGACAGGTAAAATCAAAATAAAAACAGAATATGGTGAAGATGAAAGTGACCAAGATTTTGTATTTCTTAAGAAGAAACCATAATATATAAAGTTACGATATATTTATATAAAAACTATTTTATGGATTTAACAAATACATTAAACGCTTACTTAGGAAAAAGAGTGAGATATAGTGAACAAGATAATGGTGATGGAACAAAAGAAGTTTGTGATTTAGATACAGGTGATTGTTATGTTGTTAGAGAAAAAGATGGACTTATCGAAAGAGCGGGGCACCAAGTATATGCAAACAGGAAAGTTAAAGTAGAAACCTCTAAAGGAATAAAAAACTTATTAAACGGATAAAAATGGCAATTGATAAAAAAATTATAAGTGAGATACAAAGGTATCATTTTATAAATAACTATTTAAATGAGCAAGAAGTACCACCTCCACCATCACCTTTGGGGTCATCTGAACCAGCGCCTGAGACACCTGCACCTGCGGCAGAACCAGCACCTGAAGCAGACACTGCACCGCAAATAATCGATGTTGAAACAGACACAGAAGTTGAGAAAATAGACGATGCGGGAAAATCAGAAGAAACTGGAGACGAGGAAGGAACAGAGGAACTCGACATTACAGATTTGGTTAAATCCCAAGAAAATATTGAAACTAGACAAGAAGAATATTTCAACAATTTATTTTCACAAGTATCTAATCTAGAATCTAAGTTAGGCGAAATGGATGCAATTATCAATAAATTAAATTCATTGGAATCTAAAATAGAAAAGTACAGAGAGAAAACACCACAAGAAAAGTTAGAATTAAGGACATATGATTCTTATCCATTCAACCAAAAACTAACAGATTTTTTTGAAGATAAGAAAGAAGAAATGGAAAAGACAGGTAAACATGATTATGTTTTAACAACTGATGATGTGACCGACATTAATGATAGGGATATAAAAGATAGTTTTCTTTTAAATCCTGATGATGAAGAACAATATTAAAATAAAGGTCTCCCACGAGACCTTTTTAATTTGACTGAAGTCAAACTTTCAATTATACTTAAAATATAAATTTTATAAACATGAACACTTTAGACGCCGTATTGGCACAGTACGAAAAGAATCAAGTATCGGGCGGGGCCCAAAACAGAATGTCGCAAGACGAAAGAATGAAAAAGTATTTCGCCCTTATTTTGGGTGATAAAGAAAAAACGGGACAAAGGAGAATTAGGATTCTACCAACTCAAGATGGTTCTTCACCATTTAAAGAAGCTTGGTACCACGAAATCCAAGTCGGAGGTCAATGGCAAAAATTCTATGACCCAGGAAAAAATGACAACGAACGCTCGCCTTTGAACGAAGTTTATGAAGAACTTATGTCTACAGGTAAAGAGTCAGACAAGGAACTTGCAAAACAATACAAATCACGTAAGTTTTATATTGTGAAAGTTATCGACCGAGACAACGAACAAGACGGACCAAAGTTTTGGAGATTCAAACACAATTATAAGAACGATGGTATTCTGGATAAAATCATTCCAATTTGGAGAAACAAAGGTGATATTACCGACCCTGAAAAAGGTAGAGACCTTATTATCGAGTTGAGTAAATCTAAAACACCAAAGGGTAAAGAGTATACAACAGTATCAACCATCATGTATGATGACCCATCTCCAGTACACGAAGAGAAAGACCAATCAAAGGCTTGGATTAACGACGAACTAACTTGGCTTGACGTTTATTCTAAAAAGCCTGTCGAATATCTTGAAGCGATTGCGAGAGGTGAAACCCCGAAATGGGATTCTGAAAAAGGTGGTTATGTTTATGGTGATAGTACTGTATCTGAAACATCTATGGGTGGAAAATCAGCAAAGTCATCTTATGTTGACCCACAAGCAGGTGATGAACCAGACGGAGACTTACCATTCTAAATAATCAAGCATGGACATTTGCATAGACAAAGTGTCCATGCTTTAATTTTTTTATATGACTTTTAAAGAAGAAATAGAGTTACAATTAAGAGATAACAAAGTGTTATCTTACGAAATATTGAGTCAATTGAAAGACAAAAATTACTTTTCAGGTAGAAGTAAAGAGATAGGTGATACCGTTTTGTTTGGAATGCTCGATGAGGGATATGTAAGTGAGAAAGAAGTTAGTATCAAGTTAATTACTTTTCATGAAGAAGAACTCAATGTTTTATATGAACAAAACCCTACACACTATACTAAAACAAAGTCAAATAAATTACCCATACTAAAAAGAGTGGAAAATGGCAATTAAGAAAAACGAATTTAGTGATATTAAAAAGAAGTTCTCAACTTCTGCAAAATATAAACCACAAAGATTCTTCGACTTAGGTGAAGACTTTTTGGATGCCGTAGGTTTACCTGGTCCTGCAATTGGACACTTGAATATGTTCTTGGGTCATTCTGACACAGGTAAAACAACTGCAGCAATCAAAACTGCGGTAGATGCACAGAAGAAAGGTATTCTTCCTGTATTCATTATTACAGAACAAAAGTGGTCTTTCGAACATGCAAGACTTATGGGTTTTGAATGTGAAGAAACTGTTGACGAAGAAACAGGAGAATTAGATTGGGATGGTTTTTTTATTTTTAACAACAACTTCAGTTATATTGAACAAATAACAGATTATATTAACTCACTTCTTGATGCTCAAGAAAAAGGTGAACTTGAATATAGTTTGTGTTTCATTTGGGATTCCGTAGGTTCTGTACCATGTAAGATGACTTATGAAGGTAAAGGAGGTAAACAACACAACGCATCCGCTTTGTCTGATAAGATTGGAATGGGAATCAACCAAAGGATTTCAGGTTCAAGAAAGTCAGATTCAAAGTTTGAAAATACTTTGATTATTATTAACCAACCTTGGGTTGAACTTCCTGATAATCCATTCGGACAACCAAAGATTATGGCCAAAGGTGGAAATGCTGTGTGGTTGAATTCATCATTGGTATTTTTGTTTGGTAATCAAAAAGGTGCGGGTACAACTAAAATAACTGCAACAAAAGACAAAAGAAGTGTTAAATTTGCAGTGAGAAGTAAAGTATCTGTGTTGAAAAACCATATTAATGGTTTGGGATTTGATGATGGAAAGATTATTGTAACACCTCACGGTTTCTTGGCTGGTAAGGAGTCTTCAGAAGAGAAAGCATCTATCGAAAAATACAAAAAAGAATATGCTGACTATTGGAAAGACATTATTGGTACAGACGGTGATTTCGATTTGAAAGAAGAAAAAGAAGATTAGTAACCCTATAAAAACTAAATGTGGGAAAAACTTTATTGGTAGACGGTGACAACTTATTCAAAATAGGTTTTCACGGAGCTAAGGACCTCTATAACGACGGTTCTCATGTTGGTGGAGTATATCACTTCATTAACACTTTGAGACGATTCTTGGAGGAGCATAATCACGATAAGGTGGTTGTTTTTTGGGACGGAGATTCCAACTCCTCTACGAGGAAAAAATTATATCCCCAGTATAAAGAGAACAGAAGGTTGGGTATGAACGAGTTTAAATACGAATCATACCTGACCCAAAAGTCTCGTGTAAAAGAATACATCGAAGAAGTATTTGTTAGACAAGTTGAAATGCATGATAATGAGGCAGATGACCTCATAGCTTATTACTGTAAAATTGCCGTGGACGAGAATATAATAATTTTTTCGGCAGACAAAGACCTCACACAATTAATCAATGAAAGAGTAACAATCTACTCACCTGTATCAAAAACATATTTCAAACAAGGAGACAAAATAACCATCAATAAGGTTGAAATACCTCATCAGAATGTTTTGATTTGTAAAGTTTTTACAGGAGACAAATCAGATAATATCGATGGAATTGAAGGTTTAGGTGAAAAAACTTTAGTCAAATATTTCCCTGAATTGCAGGAAAAATCATGCACTATCGAAGAAATACTTGATAATGCACGAAATATCCCGCAAACAAAACCAATTAAAAGTCTATCCAATATTTTGACAGGTAAGTCAAAAAGTGGTATACTTGGTGAGGAGTTCTATAATATTAATAGGAAAATTGTTGATTTATCAAATCCCCTCATTACCGATGAGGGAAAAGAATTGGTAGAACAAATTTATCAAGATACAATAGACCCCACAGATAGGGGGTATAAGAATTTGATGAGGATGATGGTTCAAGACGGGATGTTCAAGTTTCTACCTAAAAATGATGAAGCGTGGGTTAACTTTTTGAAACCATTTATGAAACTAATAAGAAAAGAAAAAAGAAAAATATGATTATTGTAAAGAGCATGATTTCAAGTTGTCTATCCGCACTTGGAGGTGCATTTGTGGTATATGGTTAAATAGACGATTCACCTGGTTTAGGTGGAATAGGTTTAATTTTGATAGGAGTATCTTTTTATTTAAATTTAAAAAACAACAAAAAATAAAAAAAATGAAAGAGCAAGACATTACGAAACTAGAGTTTCTTTTGACACTTAATGACAACATCGTGGTTCAAAGATTCTTTAACGTGAAAGGGTTCAACCCGAGGGCAAGAAATTCTGTAGACCTTTATGAGTTTATGAAAGATGTTGCAGATACTTTGAAGTATGATATGAAAATGAAAACTGTTGTCTACATGATGGATAACAAAGAATCAATTATGCACGACCCGAGTGTTATGGAGACTTCCTTCACAGATGGAGCAGAGAATTTCAACATGTATATCAAACTTGGAGAACAGACAATTTGTCATAGAATTTTTGACGGAAAAATGTTTCCACCAAAAGTTCGTTATACTGTGGACGTAAGACCATATTTGAAAGATTTGTTAAAAGGTTTGACTGACATTTTTTCCACTCAGAAATTAAATTTCCAATATCTAGGTTACGACTTGAGTAAGTAAGTATTTAATTAATAGAGAGGTCTAAAATTATGATGAAAAATTTTGAGTATTTAGGTAATACCTTTCAGCTTCAGCTGATAAATCAAATAGTCCTCGACAAGACCTTTTCTGCTGCAATCATAGATGTTTTAGAAAGTTCCTATTTTGATAACAAGTACTTCAAGATTATCACACAGATGATTAAAGAGTATCATAAAAAATATGAATCATCACCATCTTTTGATACTTTAGAACAAATAGTAAAATCCGAAATCTCTCAAGAACTAGTTGCCAAGATTGTCATGGACACCTTGAAACAAATCAAAAACGCACCTCTTGAGGGCTCAGTTTTTGTACAGGAAAGGGGTCTGAAGTTTTGTAAACAACAAGAGCTTCAGAAAGCGATGGAGAAAGCGCAGAAAATTATCAACGAAGGAGACTTTGAATCATATGATAAAGTTGAAGGGTTGATTAGAGATGCCTTACAAGTTGGCCAAATTGAAACTGGTACCGAAGATGTGTTCCAAAATCTTGATACGGTTTTGGACGAAGACTACAGACACCCAATACCGATGGGTATTCATGGAATCGACAACCTACTTAAAGGTGGGTTGGCTAAAGGTGAGATTGGTGTAATATTGGCACCAACAGGTGTGGGTAAAACTACCATCCTAACTAAGATTGCAAATACCGCATTTAACATGGGTTACAATGTTCTTCAAATCTTTTTTGAAGACAATCCAAAAATTGTACAAAGAAAACATTTTACGATATGGACAGGAATTGAGCCTGATAATTTGGCTAACCACAAAGAAGAAGTTATCAATAAGATAACCGAGATTCAAGAGACAATGAGTAATAAGTTAATTCTTAAAAAATTGGCTTCCGACACAATGACCATGAATCAGATTAAGAATCAGGTTAGAAAGATGATTGCTGATGGTATAAAGATAGATATGATTCTATTAGATTATATCGATTGTGTTCTACCAGAACAATCATCAAAAGATGAGTGGAAGGCTGAAGGTTCAGTAATGAGAGGTTTTGAAGCTATGTGTCACGAACTCAGTATTGCGGGATGGACGGCAACTCAAGGAAATAGAAGTTCTATTTCATCGGAAGTTGTAACTACAGACCAAATGGGTGGGTCCATCAAAAAGGCACAAGTAGGACATGTGATTATTACGGTCGCAAAAACATTACAACAAAAAGAAATGAATTTAGCAACAATCGCAATTACAAAATCAAGGCTAGGTAAAGACGGAGTTGTATTCGAAAATTGCAAGTTCAACAATGAACTTTTAGAGATAGATACAGAAAGTTCTGTAACTTTCTTAGGGTTCGAAGAACAGAAAGAAGAAAAGAATAGAGATAGGGTAAGAGAACTCTTGGAAAAGAGAAAACAAAAAGAAGGGGTAAAAAAACAAACAAACTAAATATCTACTTTTTGTCAAAAAAACTTATTATTTTTAATGAAAAATATGGGTCGCATATCCTGCGACCTTATATTTATATCTAAAATCGACGATTTTTTATAAAAACAAATTACAAAAAAAAAAGAAAAAAATGGACATTTCGAACAGAATCCTCAGTGATATTACAGTATACATGAAGTATGCGAAGTTTATTCCTGAGTTGAACAGAAGAGAGACGTGGCAAGAATTAGTCACAAGAAACATGGAGATGCATATTAAGCAATTCCCTAACTTAGAAAAAGAAATCAGAGAGAACTACATGTATGTTTTTAAAAAACAGGTTCTCCCATCAATGAGGTCAATGCAATTTGCAGGTAAACCAATCGAGATTTCTCCAAACAGAATATACAATTGTGCTTTTGCGCCAATTGATGATTGGAGAGTTTTTTCTGAAGTGATGTTCTTGTTACTTGGTGGAACAGGAGTTGGGTATTCTGTTCAAAAACATCATGTTGAAGCGTTACCTGAAATATTGAAACCAAACAAAGAAAGAAGTAGAAGATGGTTGGTTGCAGATTCTATCGAAGGATGGGCAGACGCAGTCAAGATTTTGGTTAAGTCATATTTTTATGGTGGTTCACATATCGAATTTGATTTCAGTGATATCAGACCTAAAGGTGCAAGACTTGTAACTTCAGGTGGGAAGGCTCCTGGACCGCAACCACTTAAAGAATGTCTTATCAAACTTGAAGGAATCTTGGATTCAAAAGAAAATGGAGAAAAATTGAGACCAATCGAAGTCCATGATATGGTTTGTCATATTGCAGATGCGGTATTGGCTGGTGGTATTAGAAGGGCGGCGTTGATTTCACTTTTCTCGGCAACTGATGATGAAATGATTGGTTGTAAGTCAGGTGCTTGGTGGGAGACAAATCCACAAAGAGGTAGGGCTAATAACTCAGCTGTGTTGCTCCGACACAAAATAACTAAAGATTACTTCATGGACCTTTGGAAGAGAATTGAAGCGAGCGGAGCTGGTGAACCCGGTATTTACTTAACTAACGATAAAGATTGGGGAACCAACCCTTGTTGTGAAATTGCACTTAGACCATTCCAATTCTGTAATCTAACAGAAGTAAACGTATCTAATGTTGTGTCACAAGAAGATTTCGAAGATAGAGTGAGAGCCGCCGCTTTCTGTGGTACACTACAAGCGGGTTATACTAACTTCCATTATCTGAGACCAATTTGGCAAAGAACGACAGAGAAAGATGCTCTTATTGGAGTATCAATGACAGGTATTGGTTCAGGTGCAGTGTTGAAGTTGGATATGAAATCGGCGTCCAAAATAGTTAAAGAAGAAAATAAAAGGGTTGCTGAACTACTCGGAATTAATCCTGCCGCAAGAACAACAACAGTAAAACCAGCAGGAACTACTTCACTTACTTTGGGTACTTCGTCAGGAATTCATGCTTGGCATAATGATTACTACGTTAGGAGAGTGAGAGTTGGAAAGAATGAGGCGATATATACTTACTTGAAAGAAAATCACCCTGAATTGGTTGAAGACGAATATTTCAGACCACACGATACTGCGGTTATTGGTATTCCACAAAGAGCACCTGAAGGGTCAATATTGAGAAATGAATCACCGATTCAACTTCTTGAAAGAGTTAAAAAAGTACATGTTGACTGGATTAAACCTGGTCACAGGACTGGCAGTAATTCTCATAATGTTTCTGCAACCGTATCGATTCGTGAACACGAGTGGCCTGCGGTAGGTGAATGGATGTGGGAAAATAGAGACCATTATAACGGACTATCAGTACTGCCTTATGATGGGGGTACCTATATTCAAGCACCGTTCGAAGACTGTACAAAAGAAAGGTATGAAGAACTAATGGAAACATTACATGAAGTGGATTTATCTAAAATTGTAGAATTAGATGATGAAACAGATTTAAGCGGTGAATTAGCTTGTGCTGGTGGTGCGTGTGTTTTAGTCTAAAACTAACCTATGGAAAATACAAATAAAGAAAGGGAGAATCAAAATCAGATTCTCCCTTCTGATTATTACGTTGAAAATAATCGAGTGGTCTTTACTGAAGAGTACCATATAAGAAGAGGTTCTTGTTGTGGGTCACATGGAGGATGTAGGCATTGCCCCTACCAACCAAAAGGAGTCAAAGGAAATACCACTTTAGTTGAAAAATAGTCTGCGTATATTTATTTAATATGGCAGACGGCACAACATATGGTTTATTTTTTCCGTTCCAAGATTCGAGAAAGGGTGACTACTTAGCACTTACGGAATTTGAACAACAAGAAATAAGGTCCGATTTAATACATTTATTATTAACAAGAAAGGGTACAAGATATTTTTTGCCAGACTTCGGTACAAAACTTTACGATTATATATTTGAACCGTTCGATGGATTGACGTTCAATGCAATAGAATCGGACATAAGGGATTCTATAAATAGGTATATGCCCAATCTGATAGTAAATAATATATCAATTGAACCAATAACACCCGAAGACGAATTCGACGGAACCACCACTGGAACTATAGGAAATGTTAGAACCTACGACATTTATAGAGTACCTGGTAAAAACACATACGAATACACTGCAAAAGTTAGAATCGATTATTCTATTAATAATCTAACTTTTTCACAAAGTGATTTTGTTATTATTAATATTTAATACAATATGGCTAACAATAAAATATCATATACAGTCAGGGACTATCAAGGAATTAGAGCCGAACTACTCAATTATGTAAAGACTTATTATCCCGAACTAATTCAAGATTTTAATGATGCATCAGTCTTTTCTGTATTTTTGGATTTGAACGCTGCAGTGGCAGATAATTTACATTATCATATTGATAGAAGTATACAAGAGACAGTATTACAATATGCACAACAAAGGTCTTCTATATATAATATAGCCAGAACATATGGTTTAAAAATTCCTGGACAAAGACCTTCAGTTTCTTTGGTTGATTTTTCAATCACAGTTCCAGCCTTTGGTGATAAAGAAGATGATAGATATCTTGGTACTTTGATAAGAGGTTCACAAGTTAGTGGCGCGGGAATAGTTTTCGAAAACATTTATGATATCGATTTTACTTCACCTTATAATTCACAAGGGTTTCCTAATAGACTTAAAATACCAAACTTTAATTCTAACGGTGTATTATTAAATTATACGATTACAAAAAGAGAATTGGTTGTCAATGGTATCACGAAAGTATTCAAAAGAGTAATTTCACCAAATGACGTAAGACCATTTTTTGAATTGTTCTTACCTGAAAAAAATGTTTTAGGTATAACAAGTGTACTTTTAAAAAATGGTACTGATTATACAAATATACCTCCCGCATCAGAATTTGTTGGATTGGCCAACAGATGGTTCGAAGTAGATGCATTAGCTGAAGATAGAATTTTTATAGAAGACCCAACGAAAGTTGCCGACCAACCTGGTATAAAAGTTGGAAGGTATATTCAAACTAGTAACAGATTTATTTCCGAATATACACCGGAGGGATTCAAAAAAATGACCTTTGGTGGAGGAACAACTTCAGCACAAGAACAACTCAACTTATTCACAAACTTGGGAGGGCCTTTGAATATTCAGAATTATTTGAATAATTTTTCTTTGGGTTCAGCTTTGGTACCTAACTCCACTTTGTTCGTTCAATATAGAGTTGGAGGTGGATTAGCAACAAATTTAGGTACAAACGTTATCAATCAAGTTGGAACCGTTTCGTTTTTCGTAAATGGTCCTTCGGAAGTAACAAATCAATCTGTGGTAAATTCTCTAAGGTGTAATAATGTTACTGCTGCTATAGGAGGTGCAAACCAACCTAACATCGAGGAAGTTAGAAACTTTGTTTCGTTCAACTTTTCCGCACAGAAAAGAGCTGTGACTATCAATGATTATGAGGCAATAATAAGAAACATGCCTTCGGAATTTGGTGCACCTGCAAAAGTAGCTATCACCGAGAATGATAATAAAGTCAAAGTACAAATATTATCATACGATACACAGGGTAAACTAACTAGCGTAGTGTCAAATACATTGAGACAAAATATTGCCACATACTTATCGAACTATAGAATGTTAAATGATTATATTTCAATATTGACTGCTGAAGTAATTGATTTGGGTGTTGAAGTTTCAGTTGTATTAACGTCAGCACAAAATTCAGGACAAATAATTACAGACGTTATAAGTAGAATCTCGAATTATTTCAACCCACAATTCAGAGAACTTGGTCAAAACGTTAATATTTCTGAGTTAAAAAGTATTATTCAAAACCAAACAGGTGTTTTAAATGTAACATCAATCGACTTTTTCAATTTAGTCGGAGGACAATATTCATCATCACAAACATCCATGTTTTATGCTGATGAAGAGACAAGAAAAATCCAACCTGTAGACGACACACTTTTTGCAGAACCAAATCAAGTTTATCAGGTAAGATTCCCAACAAAAGATATCAAAGTTAGTGTGAAAAACTATCAAACAACTACATTATCTTAATCCGTTTATTTATTTCAATAAAGTCCTAATTTTTGATGTGGGTAAAAATTTGCCCTAAACTATTTATAGATTAAAGACTACATGGGTCAAAGCCTGAGAATTAGAAGTAAGCTTGGAATAAATCAAACAATAAATGTACCCCTCGACCAAGAATATGAATTTTTAGAGATTTTATCTTTGAAAATTTTACAGGCAGATATCTATACACGTTCGTGTGCTGATTATGGTGTGGTAGTTGGTAGAGTCACCGCTAATAACGGTTTTGGAATCCCGAATGCAAAAATATCGGTTTTTATTCCGATACAGGACGAAGACTTGAATAATCCTCTCATTACAAGTGTTTACCCGTACACAGTACCAACAGATAAAAACGATGATGGGTATAGGTATAATTTACTACCTTACGAAAAATCATATAGCAAGCACGCGGCAACAGGAACATTTCCAACAAGATTAGATGCTCTAACTGATTCTACGGTTATAGAGTTGGTTGACAAATATTATAAGTTTACTGTTAGAACAAATGACAGTGGTGACTACATGATAATGGGAATACCATTAGGGTTTCAAACCCTTGTCATGGATGTAGACCTTTCAGACATTGGTGAGTTTTCTTTAACTCCTCAAGATTTGATAAGAATGGGATTGGCAACAGAATCACAAGTTGCCGGTAATCAGTTTAAGAGTTCAGAAGATTTAGAATCACTACCACAAATTATTAATATTACAAAGACGGTTGAAATATCTCCTTTATGGGGTGAACCTGAAATATGCCAAATAGCAGTTAATAGAGTAGATTTTGATTTGAGAGACGAAGCTAACGTTGACATACAACCCACGGCGGTTTTCATGGGGTCTATCTTTTCGAATAGTGAAAAATATAGAGTTAGAAAAAATTGTAGACCAAGAGATAATACGGGGGAGCTTTGTAGTCTCCAATCTGGACCAGGACAAATATTGGCTGTAAGACAAACAATAGACCAAGATGTTAATGGAAATCCGAGTTTGGAACAATACCAATTGGAACAATCGGGTAATATAATAGACGAAGATGGGACTTGGCTTACAGAATTACCTATGAATTTAGAATACGTTGCAACCAATGAATTTGGTGAAAAAGTCATATCTTACGACCCTAACATAGGAATTCCAACAAAGGCGAAATATAGGTTCAAAGTTAAATGGCAACAATCTAATGACTTGACTCTTCAGACTAGAAGGGCTTACTTTATTGTTCCGAATGTAAGAGAATATGGTTGGACAGGAAATGCAGACCCATACTTAACTACACCAAAAACATCCGATGTCTATAAACAACTTAAAAGCTCATATTACTTTGGTTTGGATTGGTCAGGGTATACTAATGGATTTGGTATCCTATCTAATCTCAAATCAGATATAGTTACAAATTGCGAAGATAGTTTTTATCAAATGTCCTATAATAAAGTTTATACTGTGTCAAGTTTAATTGACCAATATAAAAAAGGTAATAGAGCTAGATTCATAGGAATAAAGGAAATTGATGATGATGATTGTGCTGATTCAGTAAATAAGTTTCCTGCTAACGAAGGATATAGAAATTATGACACAATATACTTTTTGGTTGCTTTATTCATAACTTTATTTCAGTACGTCGGCCAATATCTTCTGATTTTGGCTCACGTAGTAATTGGTACCATATATCAAATAATAAGATTACTTTCATTCAATTCCATAAGTGGGGGTATCCCATTAAGGTTACCTATGATAACTTATCCCGAATGTGAAAATTGTGAGTGTAAAGGGGAGAACGTTACAACAACATTGATAGATGCGTCTGGTAAGGGAACACTGACACCTGTATCTACACCATCGAAATACTACGAGAGGTTTACAGAGTATCTTTACGATATGAATTATCAACCGTCTGAAGACATACCAATAATTGCAGATTTGTATTCGCAGGCTATGGGTGGTAACATAAGTTCGGGTGTTGACACAGTTTATAAAGTACCCAAATCTGATGTACTAAGAGAGGTTTCAGAAGGTAATGATAGAATGTTTGTTTGGGGTATGGATTTACCATTGGGAGAAAGAATTAATATTTTTAATCAAAGAACAAGTTATTTCACAGGACAGAACATCATGAAAGTGAGTTTCGACGCTTTCAATAACTTGAACTCTTTTCACTTCGATAATACGATTACTGTTTTATCTACTGTGGGATACACTGCAGGTCAACTTCTTACTACTGTTGACCCAACAAGTACGAGTGATGTCAATGTTAGATTCACCGAAGTGGTGAGCGGGCAAACTCTTTTTGGTATTTCCGGAACCTCAGTGACTGGACCCCAGCAAATTACAGTGAGTTATTCAGACACAACAAATCAAACAATTCAGAGAACTACTTCGTATAATTTAAGTACAGGAACGACAATAGATAGACAAATATTCCCTATGGATAGAGAATATTTCCAAGTAGTCACTGCAATGACAGTATCAGATTATTTCGACATGATAAGTTCATCTTCGGGACAAAATTTTCCTGAAGTTTTGAATTCACAATCTGTACTTAGACTAATGGAACAAGGAGTATCAGATTACCGAGAAAGGAATCTAGGTATTAACAATTTTTTGATTGCAAATTTTTATAAAGAATTCGATTCACAATATGTTGTAATTTTACAAAGAGGGGTTGACCCATACTCCCCATTATTAAATAATAAATATAATTTAGGGGTTATATTCGGCTCAGACTATAATAACCCAAGGTACGAATTGACTATTCAGTCAAGAGTTAATATTCCAATTCAACCAAAACAAAACGGTCAAACAATTGATAATTTGACAACGCAGTCAGGTAACTTTTACCAATCTAATTTTTTTACGATAGGTAATGAATTCTCTGCATTTACGTCTTCTTCAGTCGGGTATTATGGCGCTATTGACGCGTCGTATACACCAACAGTAGACAATCTCGTAAGTAGATTTTTCAATGGGTTAAGGGGTATTGTTGGGAGAGGTGATTTTTTTAGTACTGATGCAAGTCCCAAAAAATATGACAACTCAGAGGATTTAACAGGTAATGCGTTTTTAGATGGACTTGTCAGAGATAACACATGGGTCACAGTTCTTTTGGGAACCGCAATTTCATATGTTGTGACTGTTGGTGTAATTGCATTGTCTTTTGCCTCTGCAGGTTTTGCTGCACCATTAAGTTTTTTCTTAGTCAGAGGACTAGTTGGGTTAGGGGTTGCACCTTTTATTGCAACCTCAATAGGTAGATTATCATATAATGATTTGAGATATAAATATAATTCACCGAATTTATACGCGTCACTAAGAACCAATCCTATGTTGTTCTCAAACAAATCTTTGAACGTGATGAGAACAGATAGGTTACCTTCTTCAGATGGACTTGATGGACTTTCTTGGAGTGCTAACAATGTTGCGTTGTTACAACAAAATATCAACTTTAATTTTTATGAAGTTTCAAATCCTTTAGAAACATTTATCCCACAAGGATTTCAGACAGATGCCGATGAAATTGGCCAAGATATTGAGGGTCAAATATATTCTGGTACTGTTTTTACAAGTTTCAGTTGTCCTGGTATGGTGTCATTGGATTGTTATACGGGGTTCAGCAACAACTTTGGTGTAAACACTCAATGTTCACAAACGGACCAAGTGGTGAACGGATGTTATGTTCTATTTACAAGACCACTTTTGGGTTTAATCAGTGATTTAAGATATTTTACAGAGTGGGGTACTAGATATAAATTCTTTTATGCGATGTGTAGAGGAGTACTTTCTCAGTCGTTTACCAATAATTGGATTAATGGAACTTTGTTTGCATTTCCTATACAAGTAGACACAACGTTCAATTCACAGAATAAACCGAATGAACCTGTTTTTTGTAAAGACTTAGTTTTTTTTGATGATGATACAAATAATTTCTACTACAGAAGTAGTCCTTACGATATTGAAGATAATTTATTTCTTGGTAAGTTGTCAACAGAAGTAACTGCTGTGAATCAGAGAAACCTATTATTTCCAACTACCATCATAGATTTAGGGTACAAAGATAATTTCTACTCTGAAATAACAATGAATCCGGAAACATCAGCATTTGTAATGAATAATTTGAATCCCACTAGTTATTCAGACCCATCTGACATTATAAATCTTTTTGTAATATCGAGAATATTAAATAGTTCATTTTTAAATGGTGATTCGTTAAATAAACTGTTCAGTAGAAACGATTTAGTCAGAAATAAAAGGGTTGATGCCGATTTAGCACAAATGATTTCTATAAACTCAGAGGAAGGAGTTATCAAATTCAGTCCGGAGTATTATGATAGCTATACATCAAATAGTCCTGTAGGAGTCTACGGAACTGTTTCAAACCCAACGATTGGTATTTTCTACTCTTCAACAACAGAGAATCTACAATTTAAAGATTTTATAACACCAGGAAAAATTGACTTCAGGTCTTCACCAACAGCAAATTATAGTCCATATTATTTTGGTATAAAGAGTCAACTTGTTCCATTTTATCCTTGGAAATTACAATCATCGTCTCAGATATTTGGTACTGAAAAAAATAACTGGGTTACTACCGATATTGTACAATATTATTATCAGTCATTAGATAGAACTGGTAGTCAATATTTCAAGGCGAGTGGAATTGTCAATGACCAAAATATGAGAGGATATATTTTCAATGTTTATGATGATACGATAAACGTTGCGGGAGGTCAGTATAAATCTGTAGGACCCATACAAAATACAACGGGGTCATTTGTTGTTGGGGCACCTTTCCATTTTTATTTTGGAACAGTAGTCGGGGCATCAGCTTTGGATAAATTCAAAACAAAGTATCTTTCAGATGAGTAACCTTTATAGTATCATACCAAGTGTACAACAATATAAGTCTGCACCCGCAGATGACCAGCAATTGCCAATTGTCTTGGAAGAACAAAGTCAAAACCTTGTTGAGTATGATAGAAGTACGAACGTAAGCTTAGCACAAGTTTTTGACGACGAAAGGCAAGAATCTACCGTATTCAGACCTACGTTCAAAGTGAGTTACTTATATTCTAATGTTTTTACTGGAACAACAAATTATTTGCCGTTTCAGTACAACTTATTTTATGTTGACCCTGAGGGTTCATTATTTAATAATGTATGGAAAGGATATCCGCAATATTACGAGTTTGATTTTTTTAGAAATGATTTTGCGGATAGACACATCGATTATTTTGCAAAAAGTGCTTATACGTACAATTGGACATATAACATTTCTTACGCTTTCGAGAATGACTACAAAAAAGAAATGTTTGCAGTATTAAATAACAATTCATTCAAATGGACTGCAGAGCAAGGTATTCCTTTTATAATTAAGAGAAGTACCCAAAACGGAAATGGAATTATTTCTTTCGAATGTATTTGTCCTCATGGACTTACAGTTGGGGAGTCAGTAGAATTGATTATTAGTGATTCTGTATACAATTATAGACAAGAAACCCTGTTTGAAGTCTATTCTTTAGGAAACGGACTTTTTGATAGTGATTTATACATATTTAATATCTACGACATAGGATTCACTGGTACAACATTAAATAATAATGTCAAAGGGACATTCAAAAGAGTCATCAACTCTGAAAACTCTATAGAAACGAAATCCAAGTATTATGTTAGAAAACACAAGATATTACAGGATGTTGATAATATTATAGTGACAAAGACTGGATTTGAGAAACTACCTTTTGGAGAAGAAAGAAAGTTAGAGTTGAGTTCTATAACACCAAATCAGGTGACTAGAATTTCTCAGAAAACAAGTTCTAATGTTTATACTTTTACGCCGAAAAGAGATATTGATTTAGGAAAATTAATCGATAATCAAAAAAGACCTGTGACTGAATTATTTTTAACAATTATAAATCGAGGATACTCAGGATATTTCAATAAACCTACTAATGGAGTTGGGTTGAAACAAGGTTGGTTATTCAACATTACAAAATTTAATAATTCGTGGTGGAGCGATAACAACACACTTTCGAATTCTAATATAGGTGTGAGTTCTTATACACAAACAAACGGTGCAACAAAAACATTTTATTACAACCAAACTTTGAAAATTGATGATGTTATAGATGGTGATTTTTGCGAATGGAATGACTACGAACAAATAGAAAGAGTTGTCTCACCATATTATCATAAGATAAGATATAACCAAGATGTTTTTCAAACCGTTTCTTCTCCAAGTCCAAATACGGCTGGTTATTATTATAACCCCCACACGCAGATTACATTACGAGTTTTTTCTGATTACATTGAAACTGCCGATGTTGACGAAGTAGATAATGTTCCCACATATGCTTTTTATTCGAATACTGACCAAGAATTCAGATGGAGAGACATATACACTTATGGGTTTTTTGACCAAGAAGGAAGAGGTGTTGATTATCCTTTTTTTAACAAATCACACTACCCTTTTAAAAATACGATATTTAGATTAACCCCCGATGATAAAGGGTTTAACATAAACGACATAATACAAGGAACCGATGTTCCGGTGAAACCATTTATAGATGGGTGCGAATAAGTTTATATTAAGACAAGGATTCTTTACTGACAAAGAACTAACGATACCTATCGAAGGTAAGTGGGATTTTGAAGGTATTGATGATGCAATTGACCAATATGAGCAAAATGCAATCAAAGAGGTTTTAGGTGGTGGATATGATTTTGAGGTTGATAGATTCCCACATGCACAACATAGTGGAAGTAGTAGAACAGATATAAATTATGAATTTTTCTTTTTCTCAGGGGGTAATTTGAGTTCACCTTCTGAATGGAGAAATACATACATCAGCGAATCTTTTACAGTACAAGATGTTTTTTATTATTCCGACAGCTTCGCTAAATCTTTTTTTAAACTAGACTTTTACGATACGGTAGATGAAAAAAATCAAAAAAATTATTTCACGATAATAATACCTACACAACAGGGTGAGTTTATGGATATAAACATGGCTAGAACCCCAGTCAGAATAAGAAAACCAAAATTCAAATTAGATTATATTGGAGATAAAGAAGGGTTTTTTATTTATTGGTTGAAAAGTTTGGAATTCATTCCTTTGAATACTTTCTACATGACGGCTAAGTTCTATAATGCAAAGACAGGAACTTTCACCAAAATGTTAAACAAACCACAATCGACAATAAACAACAGTAACAAATTTATATTCGATAACATAGATTATTTCTATTACAGAGTAGTTTTAGATTACATTAATATACAATATATTGTTTATGACTTACAAGGTAATAGAGTGGGTACAACAAGTACCATAAAATGGTATGAATACGTTAACCCTCCACAATAATGAGTGATTTATATAAAATAAGAATTTCGCCAGAAACTATAGTTGGTGATTTGTCTGAGGTTACTTATAGCGGACAAACATTTGGAGTATATTCAGCAATGACACAAGTTGTTAGTTCTGGACCTAATGGAAGTTCTTCACTAACAGGATTGACGATACCTATACTATTGAAACAAACATCACTCGATGCGGGTTATTATAGTCCATTTGATGGTGCAATATACCAAAAAGATGTGGTGACAAATTTTTTAGTTTCCGCGAATACAGTCAACCCATATACAATAAATTTATATAACACTTCGGAACAATATCAAAAGTTTATCGAGCTATCATCATATAGTGTTGATTGGGGTGACGGAACTAAAGAGTCGATAACGGCATTCACACCAAACTATATTTCACATACATACCCAACATCAAATCAAGAATATACTATCACATTATCACAGATTAATCCTTGGGGTAAAATTATTGTTGAAAAACCAATACGAACTCCTTACAAGACACCTGTAATATATAACCCTAAGGGGAGGGTATTTTTTCAACCTAATGTAGGAAGTTGGTCTGCAACACCTGTAAGTTATGACTATATATTCACAGGGGACCAGTACAATGAAGTTTCATATCAAGTGTCTTCTACATTTGGTAATGTTCCTTTCACAGTATCAGGAGAAACAAAATCAAGAATTACAGAACTCAGTCAGTATGGACCCACACCCTACAAAGTAGGTGTACCTGTAATAAAAAACAGACAAGTTTTCGGTGTTGTAAATTCAATCACTCCAATATTCACAGCCTATACAATACAGGACGTGGATTATTATGATTATAAAGGTGGATTGACAATATATTTTGTTCAATCTTCAGGGTTCACGGAAGAAAATATTACGGAAGTTCCAATTACAAAAGACGAACTTCTTTTGAAAATAACTGACCAAGGACAGATACAGACAGATGTTTTTGTGGAAAGAGGAAAAAATAGTGCTTTCGAAAGAATACAAAGATTAGGGGAGATAGATAATTTAGGAGATTTAATTAACTATGGATATGGATTTTTTAACGTTGAAAAAAAGACATAAACTATTTATAGAAATAATATAAATTATGGCAATTGGAACATATGGTACGGTAAGACCAAGTGATGTATCTCCCGAAGACGTGGAGATAATTATGAACTATACCCCATCGAGAGATGTGACCACAGAGTTTGTGTTAAAACAACTTAGCTCTACAACTTTATTACGTCCATATTTTAACAACCCCTCAACAGGAGGAAACGACGGTGTTGAGGTTTTGGGTGGACTATATAATTTAACATTACCTGCGGAAGAGTTTAATGCCTTAGGTTTCTACACATTATATCTGAGACCAAAACAGATAAGAACAAGTATCACGGATTGTGGAGTTTTGAGTGCATTACCAAACGTTAAGGGTATTGTTATCGATTTATCGAACGTTCCTACTAATTCGATTAATAAATTTGTTCCCCAAGGTTTAGTCGGATATAGGATAGAGTATCTAAATAATGACGGTTCTAAAATACCAAATTTTTTCAGAATAGTTACATCTTGTTTCTATTGTGAGCCTGTTTTAACAAATCAAACAAATACAAATCAAAAATCAATTAGATATAGATATGTTGATGGGCAGTCAAACTTATTGTTCTTAACAGTATCACCATCATCTTCACCTACAAACAAACCAAACGCAACTCCATTTATAGGGCAACCTGGCCAAGATATTATCATAACAAATACCTTTTTTAATCCAGTTACTGTTGATATCGAAATGGTTGAATACGACATATCATCTCTTGCAATCGCATTGTACGGTAACCAAACTAAATCGATTGATGACGGTATCTATACTATTTACGATTCTGATAATAACATTTACAGACAATACAACTTGTATGAGATAAGAAATCAATTCAATGAATTATTATATGAAGTTAGACAGAATAGGGGGAATGATATAGACTTCAGTAAAAATTTTAACACTATAATAACCTAATGGCCACACCCAGAAGTAAATATTTTTATCCACCTAGACCAGGTAATGGTGCGGGTACATTCTCCGATGAAATTGTTGGATTACAAACAGTTACGGGTGGAGGACTTACGCAAGGTAATTTCGAATTTACAACAAACGTTGTTGAGAAGGTTAACAGAACATTCAACGTAGGGGCTTTTTCAGCACCTATAAGTTTGGAAGACCTTAACGTCGATAGTTTATTACAAGGAAATACAATACTTGAAACTCAATTCAGAGTTTATCCAAAGTATGATATATCACAAGTACTCAACTTTTCGATGTATGGTTCATTGGTCAAGAGATTCAGCGTCTCCGTGACTAAAATTATCAATTATTTTCCAGCGTCTTTAGACATTTTAAATACGCAGTTAAATCTCACAACAGGTGCCACTGCAGTTAATATTTCATTTGACCCTGTTGAAAACGAAACTTATTTTGAAATCAATGTTGATAGGATTCATAATCCTTTTGATATTGACTATACAGTCAATGCAATCACCAATCTAAGTGTTAGAGAAATAGAGGTTTCAAAATATAGAAATTTGTATAACACATATTTGGATTATGCGGTTAATGTAAACGGAGTTGAATACAAAGTAGAATCTTTTTCACCTTCAATATCGTTTACTGCAGGAACGATAGCATTTTATGTTTCTGGTTCACCATTCGGAATGACCGCAACTACTTGGTATGAAGATTTTTATGTCAAACCAAACTACTTTATAACAGACAAAGTATTTGAAGAAGATTTCGATGAAGTTGAAAAGTTCATTCTTAATAGATTAATCAATCCGATTTATACCGCAATATTCCAAGTTCCACAACAAAATGACGATGGACAATTCTACATAGACAATAGACAAGTAACATGGCCTAAAGACGGAGAGTGGAACTTAGATATCAGGTCAATTGAGTTCGATTCCTATCTAACACAACTACAATCTATTGCCGGAAATTTAGATGAATTCAAAACCAATTTAATTTCTAGATTTTTAATCTCGGGTTCTCTGAAAGACTTCGATACCATGGGACAAAAAGCGGAGAAAATATTTCAAATTTACGGACGAAGTTTCGATGAAATAAAAAAATTTATTGATGGTTTGGCCTATATTAATTCAGTAAACTATAATCCGGGTAATGATATACCGTCACAATTATTATTCAATCTAAGTCAAACATTAGGTTGGAGTAGTAATTTTTCACCAATTACCAACGAGAATTTTTTGGAAAGTGTTTTTGGAAATCAAGCGGTGAATGAATATCCAGGATACTCTAGGTCGCTCACACCAACTGAACTTAACTATGCTTTTTATAGAAATTTAATTATAAATTCATCATATCTTTTTAAGTCCAAAGGGACAAGAAGGTCTATTGAATTTCTTTTAAGATTAATTGGTGCACCTGAGTCATTGGTTGAATTTAATGAGCACGTTTATTTGGCAGACCAAAAAATCAATATGGAGAGTTTTAACTCCCAGTATGCACAGATATCAGGAGGTACATATAATCAAGAATTACCTGCATTATCCGAAGGAGATACCTACAAAATCAAAGGACAAGTATTTACCGCTTTTACAACAACGGACATATTCCAACCGGTAATAGTAACAAGGGGAGAATATCCTGTTGATGATGAGGGATACCCTAAAGCGCCTGATGAAACAGAAGAAATGTTTTTTCAAAAGGGGGCTGGTTGGTACGAATGTACTCCACAACATAGAAGTCCTGACCAAGTTGAAGTAACAGGATTGGTTTACACAGGACAAAACTATAACATACAGACACAACTACAACCCTTTACTTATGGTCAAAAATATTTGGATGTCTATAGAGATTTTCCATATATGAGGGAAGGGTTTAAGATGAGAAAAATTGTTGACAACAACAAATCATGGTTGGCAACAGACGATAAAGTAAGAATTTCAAATCAAGCTGATTACAACGCATACTACTTTGTTGATAACGAAAAATTAATAATCAACGTTAAAAATATTGAACTCAATTTGAATCCTGGGCAAGGACTCGCATACGACGTATGGGACCAATCTGTAAAATATGATTATCCAATACCCGAGTCGGGGTTCACAATTGATTTTCCTGTACCTGGCGGAGTTGATTCTACATTCGTAAACCCAGAACCAAAAAAGAAAACATTTTTTGAATTTCTTCAAACGTTTTGGCTCAACATGGTCAACACTAGAAATAGACAATTTATTACAGATGGTAAGACAGGAGGATATCCAAATCTACAATCTATTTTCTGGAAATACATCGAATCAGAACAAGCGGTCGGTATTCCAAATAACAAGTACACATACCAAAAATTGATTGATTATGTACAGGGAATGGGACCATACTGGATGAAGCTCATAGACCAAATGGTGCCGGCAACCTCAATATGGACAACAGGTGTTAAATTTGAGAACTCGATTCTACATAAACAAAAATTTGTATATAGAAGACAAAGAGGTTGTGAGTTAGTACCCGTACCGGTTGCACCATGTTCAATAATAACAAACATATTTGACTATACATGTAGTACTGATTATGTGGATTTCTTTATATATCCATGGTTAAATGGAGATGTTGATGTTTCTAATTTCAGTTCGATATTAAATAACAGAGTCAACAATTATTTATTACAAGAAGGGTTAACACTTTCTGATTGTAATTTGAATTCTTTAAAAACAACATGGTTTGTTGATTTAAGATTGGAAAACCAAATTTTGATTCAGTATCAGTTTTATATTGGATATGGACAAAGTGACGTACCAACAAATACACAATGGAAAGATGCCTTAATAACTAGCTTACCCCAATTAAGTCAATATAGTTTGGGATATTTTTTAAATGGAACTATGCTTACAATATCCAATTTGACAATGACACCTTTGAATTTGGGAGAATTACTTTCTCTGAATGTTGGTATAAACATCGAAATTAATTGCGTTTAATGGCACAATTCGATTATACAATATTAGTCACGGGAGATTGTCAAAGTAACCTTGGAGGGTCTATAAGTATATTACCTTTTGGAGGTACACCTCCTTATACCGTTGAGTGGACAACACCTAATTTAGGGTCAGATATTTTAACTATTTTACCTTCCATAAGAAGTGGACTAGCTAGTGGTACTTATGCCGTTAGATTGAACGACTCCACTCTACCAATAAACAACGAGTTTTTTGTGAATATACCAGTGTCGGATGGAGTTTGTGTGACAATAGATGATTCTAATGGAACGACATGTGGATTAAATAATGGTTCGATAACAGGAAGTTCATCAACAGAATATTCTTCAGCATCTTTTTATCTTTATAGTGGTACGGGAGAATTAGTAACGTCAGCGGTCACTAATACAGATACTATAGTATTTTCCAATCTGACAGCAGGTACTTATAATGTTGCGGTATTGGATTTAGGGGGATGTACTGGATTCAGTGAAACTATAGTAATTGAAGATTCATCTCAATTTGATTACGGTCTTTATATAGTACCCAACTCAAGTTGTGGGGATAGTTTTTTAGGTAAGATTTACGTCACGGGAGAAACAGGTCCGTCCCCATACACATATTTGTGGAGTAACGGACAAACAACAAGTTACATAACTGGTCTAACCGAAGGTAGTTATTCGGTCACAGTTACAAATGCGGATGGGTGTGTTGTGAGTAAAGGTGCTGAAGTAACGAGAGTACAACCCGTAGGGTTCGGAAATTTTGTGGTCACACAACCAACATGTTTTTCTAATGATGGGGTTCTTACAATGACAATTACTGGAGGAACTGCACCATTTTATTATTCAGCAAGTACAGGTGATTTTGCAATATCATATTCAACAACTTACAGTATATCAGGACTTACACCAGGTCAAATAAGTATAAAAGTGACTGATTCAGGGTTCTGTACATTCACAGAAACAACACAACTTGTAACTCCTAATGGTATGAGTTCTGTATCGATTACGGGTAGTAATTCTACATGTTCGAATACAGATGGTTCGATTTTGGTTTCGGTTCAAGGAGGCTCAACACCTTATACGTATACTTTGATTAATCCTACCGGAGACACAGACGTGGTGTCAAATAATAATACAACACAGGAGTTTACAAATCTGACCGCAGGAACTTATTCTGTCTTTGTGGAAGACAGTTCAGGGTGTTCGTATAATGATGAAATAACTTTAATCACAGAAAATAAATTTACAATATCAACACAAATTACTGGCTCAACCTGTGGTCTAAACAACGCTACGGTCGAGGTTTTGAAATCTACAGGTGGTACAGAACCTTTTGATTATATTTTGGACGGGACAAGCCAGATAATTGATACTACTCAATCGGCTGTCACGTTTACAGACGTAAGTCAAGGAAATCACACCGTTTCAGTAGTTGATGCCGACGGATGTACACAAACTACAAATTTCTTCATAAGTTATTCTGAGCCAATTTCATATAGTTTATATTCTAACTCATGTGGAACAGGTAACGAAGGTAGCATAACTGCATTCATTTCATCGGGAGTTCCTCCATTTACTTTTTATTGGTCTGAAAACGTGCCCAACAATCCACAAGAAATAGCTGTAACAGGATTGACTGCAGGTACATACAGTGTAACTATTGTAGATAGCACAGGATGTTCATTGAGTAGAACAACTGATTTAGTCTGTAGTCAGAGTTTCATTTCATACCAACTTTATACAATGGGACAGGAAGAATTCCAACTTCAGTCAGGTACCAAATGTGGCCTGTTACAAATGTTGAATGAAGGATTTGTGGATTTGACATCGGTGAACGAAGGATGTGTTCTGAATTCTGCGGTATTCATTGCAAAAGTAAGTGTTGACCCTACAGGTCTTACATACACAAATTCATTCTATACTGCAACTACATTGAATCAGGCACCTTCGGATAATTTATGGTATAATACATTGACAAGTTTACTTACATCAGTACCAGGAATTCAATCTGTTACAATAGATGCTTTGAGTAATAAAATTACAATACAAACTACTGTGGGAGGACCACTAAACAATCAAATTATAACGGTTGATGTCTTAATAGAATATGACATCACATGTAGACAATGACACAAGTAAGAATTGATACCATAACTGGGGTTAGTTATCCTATAGACATATACGTTGCTGACGTATACGGTAATAATAGGACATATTTAGCGACCGTTGTTAGTGGACCCGTTCCTCCAGAATTGGCTTATACAACACTACCGCCTCTTTTTGATAATGCTCCTGCGGTAATGATAATTGTACTCGATGCTAACAATTGTGAAAAATTTGAAATAGTTCCATGTACCGTACCATCAACACCAACCCTAACACCAACCCCAACAGTTACATCAACACCAACCCTAACACCAACTCTAACATTAACTCCAACACTTACATCTACACCAACTTTAACCCAAACGCCTACACTTACTCTTACACCAGGATTGAGCCCAACTGTGACACCTACACTAACAAGTACCCCAACCGTTACACCAACACAATCCGTAACACAAACAAATACACCAACACCATCTGCAACTCAAACAAGTACACCAACAACAACACCAACCCTAACACCAACTCAAACACTAACATCAACACCAGCAAATACACCAACGCAAACACCAACTCAAACAGAATCTGCAACCCCAACCCCAACATCAACACAAACACCAACTCTAACAGAGTCTGCGACCCCAACTCCAACACCAACTTCTTCACCAACACTAACACCTACATTGACCACAACTCCAACGGTAACACCAACACCATCCGCAACACCGGCAGTAATTACGTTTGCTTATTTAATAATGGATGTAAATACCGTAGCGCAAAGAAACGAATTGGCAACATACATGTTAAGTCAAGGAAGTACTTGGGGTGGATTCAATATCGGTAATCCTTTAGGTGCGTTAGGTGATAGCCCATTAGATGTCACTACACCAGCTGTATCAACAGGTGCCGCTGGAATGCCTAACTCACCGGCAATAACTACGGCTACAAACGGAGATGTTATTGTTTCTCTTGGATTCTTAGATGACGAAGTGGTTGCTTCATCAGTGACTGCACCAGCAGGATACACTTTAATCGGTGCTGCACAATATGGTATTATAGAAAATGGTGCAACTGTGATGGCGGCATTTACACAACAAGCCACTGCAGGAGCAACCAATCCTGGTGCTTTCGGTGGTGCAGGTACAGATGCATGGGTTGGTTCAACATTTGCATTAAGACCTGTAGCGGGAACTATACCACAAATTTCATACGTAGGTCAAACACAATCAATAACTACAACCATAACCTTACCAACAGGTCTACAAGAAAACGACTTGGTAATTATAGCAAGTGCTAGTGATGCTACTGCACAAACAATACCTGCGGGATATACTAATGGTCAGAATGGAAACCAAGGAGTACAGTACAGGTGGTCTTACAAATTTATGGGAGCAACCCCTGACACTACAGCAACAGGATTGGCAGCAAACTCTGTACATATTGCATTTGCGTTCAGAGGAGTAAGTGGTCCTATTGTTGCTCAAACAAACTTTAACAATAGATTTAATTCATACATTAGTTACTCAGGATGGGGAGGAACCCAACCTGCAATACTAAGTGCACCAATATCCAACGTTTCTGCAGGAGTAGATGCGTTCGGAGTACCAGTTGTTGCAGGAAGATTCCAAACAACCGAGGTATCAGGGGCCACTCTACCTGTTACAGGTGGTCAAAGTCCACAAGCTTGGTATACATGGTTCGTTCCAACAGGAGCAACACCAGGTCAGGCATACACTGCAATATCAATGAGTAGAAACTCTGCAACACAACAAGAAATTGGTGCGACCTTGAACTTCTACAATAGAGTTGTTAATTATACAGGAACAACTATACCGGCAGGATACTATAGAGTTTATACTTCATATTCTCAGAATGGACTTAGACCAAGACTAAATGGACAAAGTTTCTACTTTAGAGGTGGAAATACTAGAGTAAATGTGTAGTTAAAAACTAAATAAAAATATTTATAAGAAATGCCGATAGACGAAACTAATTCATTACCGATTATCAACTATGGAGGAGATGATAATTACCTAGAGATGGGTAATGATGGTCTTATTACCTTCCAAGGAGTAGGACCGTTAGTTCCGTTACCACCAACCAATGACGGTATCACTTGGGACGTTTATAATATTGGTGGTTACATGTCAGTTAATTATCTTTCTGACTTACTTTTTACGATACCATCAGGGACAACAGGTGAAATCGTTGATATTAATACAACTATACCAATTGATTTCGATTATTTTGACCCTATAGGGTTTCCCAATGTAATTCACCTCAATAATGATGGAATCTCCTCAGGTAGAAGAAAGGTTGGTATGCTTGTTTATGTTGCGGAAACTAATAAAGTTTATCAATATTCATTTGAGAATTATTCTCAGTTATATACAGATGCTTTAGCTTCAGGAGCACTTTATGAGTTTTATTCAGAATTTACATATCCAACAGACCCTCCAGGTACTAAAGAAATTATTAATTCGATAGAATGTAATTCAAGTACACCTGAAGGATTGGCGTTTATAGAAGCGTGGACAGGAAATACAATCGAGGGTATAGATGGAGTGTCAAGAGATGATGCTAAGTGGAAGATATTTCCTCTAGACATTTACATAACCGGAGGAACTTATTTTAGTGCAACATCTACTCTAGATTTATATAATAATACTGGAGGAACAATAAGTGTTACCGGTTTAACTACAACCACACCTCTTACAATATCAAGTGGAGGTACATTAGTTGCGTCTGGTGTGACATCAATAGATTTTGAAGGTTCAGGTTTCACAGTGACTGCAACTGGAACCTCTGTAACACTAAGTTTCAGTGGAGGTACTGGTAATTCAGGTTCGAGTGGTACATCAGGTACCAGTGGAGTTGACGGTGTTTCAGGAACTTCTGGTACATCAGGTACCAGTGGAGTTGACGGTGTTTCAGGAACTTCTGGTACATCAGGTACCAGTGGAGTGGATGGCGTTTCAGGAACTTCTGGTACATCAGGTACTAGTGGAGTGGATGGCGTTTCAGGAACTTCTGGCACATCAGGCACTAGTGGTGTTGATGGTGTTTCAGGAACTTCTGGTACATCAGGCACTAGTGGTGTTGATGGTGTTTCAGGAACTTCTGGTACATCAGGAACAAGCGGTTCTTCAGGAACTGATGGTAGTTCTGGTTCATCAGGTAGTTCAGGTACATCTGGTTCTTCGGGAACAAGCGGTAGTTCAGGAACTGATGGTAGTTCTGGTTCATCTGGTTCGAGTGGAACATCTGGTTCTTCAGGAACAAGCGGTAGTTCAGGAACTGATGGTAGTTCTGGTTCATCAGGTTCATCAGGTAGTTCAGGTACATCTGGTTCTTCAGGAACAAGCGGTAGTTCAGGAACTGATGGTAGTTCTGGTTCATCAGGTAGTTCAGGTACATCTGGTTCTTCAGGAACAAGCGGTAGTTCAGGAACTGATGGTAGTTCTGGTTCATCAGGTAGTTCAGGTACATCTGGTTCTTCAGGAACAAGCGGTAGTTCAGGAACTGATGGTAGTTCTGGTTCATCGGGTTCTAGTGGAACATCTGGTTCTTCAGGTAGTTCAGGAACAAGTGGCAGCTCAGGTTCATCTGGTAGTTCTGGCTCATCAGGAAGTTCTGGTACAAGTGGTTCTTCAGGAACTAGCGGTAGTTCAGGAACAAGCGGAACCTCTATAAAACTTTCGGGAAGTTCAGTGACTTGTATTTCACTCCCCCTTAATATTTGTGTCACACTAACTCCGACCGTCACTTTACAGTTGAGTGATACCCCTACACCAACACCTACTCCTACCCCAACCCCAACTGAAACTCTACCAATACCAACCCCAACACCAACTACGGCACAAACGGCTTATTTGAATTTATGTCTACCAGACGTAGTGCCTCCGAGTGGAATAGTTGAATGGTGTTTCTATTCGCAAACAAGTACTGACTGTAATAGTGAGAGGATTAATGTAGACCAAACAGTAGGGTTAAATTATGACATATATCTCTGTGTACCACCATATGGTCCTGGAGATTGTGCTTCGATTTGTTCTGGTTACGTTACATTGAGTGCTGGAACAAGTTGTAATTGTTCATTATATTGTGATGCAACAGGAAGTGAAGGACTTGTTATATCGGCACAAACAATCGGTGGAATTTTCCCAACACCTACAGGTAGTTCAATAAATTATCAAATTGGAAATATATGTTACAGTGGTTGTTCAGGTTGCACAACCCCAACTCCAACACCAACTGAAACTCTACCAATACCAACTCCAACACCAACACCAACTGAAACTCTACCAATACCAACTCCAACACCAACTCCTGTGAATTGTGATTGTTACAGATTCCAAAACGAGACAATTACGTCGGATGATATAACTTATACTAATTGTTCTGGTGTTGAGGTTACGATAACAATGTCACCATCAGAGATACAATATAAATGTGTGAGAAGTGGAACTTCTATTACAACCGCAACTATAACATATGTTCCGTGTACAAGCCCTACGTCTTGTACAGACGATACAAATTGTTCTGGATGTAGTTTTTAAAATATGAAAAAATAAAATGGAATTACAAACACCATATTGTCCGATAACTATAACAGCCTCAACAGGAATGGATTTTGTTGTAGGAAGTTTCATTCAATTAACGTATGATGTTAATAATTTCATTTTAGCACAAGTCGATTCTTATGACCCAAATACAGGTGTATTAACCTTTACTCCGTATTATTATGAAGGTTCTGGTAATTATTGTGATTGGCAAATATCGTTAGCGGGATTAGGTGGAACCTCAGGTTCATCAGGAAGTTCTGGCACAAGTGGCTCATCAGGTTCTAGCGGTAGTTCTGGTACGTCTGGCTCATCAGGAAGTTCTGGCACAAGTGGTTCTTCAGGTTCTAGTGGAACATCTCTGTCTCATATACAA